ATATATCTGCACCTACACCAGTTAATCCTTCTAAACCTTACGAATATGGTTCAATCTCTAATTGTCCTGAAGAAGTTCAGGAGTATTGTGAAAAGATACACGATTCACTAACCATTGAACAATTAAGGAGTCTAAGTGACTACTTCTCGCAAAAAGCAAACAAACTCAGAGAACTCGCAGATAAGAGTGTTACAATCGAAGATTTTGAATCAGCAAAAAAAGAGGAGGCTGACGAAGATGATGAAGTGGGTGAAGGAGCAGAAAAGGGTTACTCACAATCTTGAAAACGCACTTAAAGAATATACTGATTTTCATGCTGCTGGTTATGATGGTTACTAGCTGTCATTTACCCAAAGAAGAATGGAATCCATTCTATCATTCTGCACCAGTTCCGGGATATGACCCAACAACAGGAACAATAACTAATAATGCGTATCTTGATTTTTCTAATACTAATAATATTCATTAATGGATGCACTATTCCTGTTGTAGGAAATTCTCCTGAAGAAGTGAAACATCGTAATAGCACAGATATGCCTAAAGATTGGAGTCAACCATGAAGAAATTTAATCAATTCTCTAAGAAGAAGTTTGATAGTGGGCCAATGTCCATCATTAATAAAGAATTGAAAGCTGCTGGTCATCCTCCTATACCATATCCAGCTAATCCATCTATGCAAGCTGCTCTATCATCTAATAAACCCAGTAGAAAGGCAAAGCTTTAATGCACGCTCTTATTCCAGTTAAAAATTCTAGTTTTGCATTAGTTGATGTAGAGGATTTAGATAGAGTTATAGGTGATAAGTTTTATTTACATAATGGTTATCCTGCTACTAAAAGATGTAATAGGAGAAGATTATTACATCATATTTTAGGCTTTAAGGGGCAAGACCATATAAATAGAAATAGACTAGATAATAGAAGGGAGAATTTCAGACCAGCAACATTTGACCAGCAAACTTATAATAGAAATACTCGATGTGATAATACTACAGGAACTACTGGAGTTCTATATCATTCTAGAAATAAAGTTTGGACTGCTTGCATTGGTTATCAGCGTAAATTAATCCATATAGGAACATTTAAAACAAAAGAAGAAGCAATTCAAGCTAGATTAATAAAAGCTAAAGAATTGTTTGGAGATTTTACACCTCATGAATGAAAATTATATTGGACCTGGAGAAGCACAACAACCGGGAAGTATCAATACTTCTGCGGGACTTCAAGATTTACCTCCATCATTAACAGGTAAACCTGCACCACCTCCAGGTTCAGATACAGAGCAAGAGAAGATGTTTGATTTCTCAACTGCATATGTGCATTTGAAGAGAATCATTGATGATTGGAATACAGAAGTAGAAGATACAGAGGTTCGCCGCAAAACGAGAAAAGTTGAGTTAGATGTCGAAGGTTTACGTCAGAAAGGTGATTTGGATGAGGACGAAACTATAGTTCCTGTTCGCACCATTGATGTTAACATTCAGAGAGAATTACCAGCTTACGTTAACTATCTTAAGAATAGCAGGAGAATTTGCACCTTCTTCTGTTTGTCTGACCCAGGACGTGACCCACAGCATATTGAATCTGATTATGCTAGAGGGATGACATATACAGCATGGGAAAAACCACATTTCAAAGAGATTGATGGCTCTGCAACTCATGGATGGGCTGCTGTCGAAGTTGTATTTGATTCCTCAAAACCTCTTAATTGCTCTCTTGAATACGTTGCACATGATAAACTCTATTGGGGAAGAACAGTAGAGAACTTTCAAGATGCGCCGCGAATCATTCGTGCATATGACGTAACAGTAACCAAACTTAGAGAGTGGACTAAGACATTTGGATTTGACCCTACACAAGTTGAGAATCTTCTTCGTCCTCGCAAAGATACACAGAAAGAGAATGAAACTGCACGTATCTATAAGGTTTACCTTAAGAAAGAGGGTGTAGTTTATGTAGCTTGGTTTGCAACTACAGACCTTGTAACTGATTGGCTTAAAGCTCCAACTCAACATTATGTTGGTATAAAGCATAAAGTTCAAGTTCCTACACAGGTTCCTCAACCTGATATGCCAGTGCAAACTCCACAAGGTATTGCAATGATTCCTCAACCTCCTCAAACTATAATGCAGGAGCAATGGCAAGAATCACCATTAATGCAATATCCTATCTTTATTCTTCCATATCGTGAATCTGAAGAGCCTAAAGAAGTTGATAAGAAGGGTCGTTGTTTCTATGATGAACCTAAACAAGAATCTCAAACTGCCATTCTTTCTGGGTATATTAATGGTCTTACTCGTGCTTCAAATATTTATGCTTCTCCTGCTCAAGAAGATGGGACTGGAGCAGCCTTAAAGGAAATCGAAGATGTAATTCTGCGCGGCGGCAGATTTATGTCTAAGCCAGTTAACTTTTGGAATCCTCCATATCCACCTCCAGAGACTATTAAAGCTTTGGAATACATGGATGCAAACAATTCTGAGGAAACAAATCAAGTTAACTTTGCTACTCTAAATAGAGAAGATTCTCGCAAAACAGCAAGAGAAATAAGTGCTGCACAACAGCAACAACAGATATTGAACAGTGTTCAGTTAACTCTGTATAGCACACATATTCGTGAAGTTTACTCTTTTGCTTGGCTTATTGTTCAGAGTCAAGCTCTTCAAGGTGAGATTAGGTTCATGCTTATTCCTAATCCACAATTTAATCAACAGATGCCTGAAGGTCCTCAGAATCTTAAATTGATTAATGATGAAGATACAATCTCACAAACATGGGAACTTAGGGCTGCTGGTGATGTTGATGTTGTTCAACGTGCAGAAAAGATTCAACAGATGAAACAGGATTGGCCTGTTATAGCTAATACACCATTAGCCATGAGATTTCTTGCAGATTTGCTTAAGCTTGAATATCCTGATACTGGCGAACAGTATGCTGATATAGTTATGCAAGCAGATGCTATGCAACAAATGAAAGGATTGCTTGGTGGTCTTGCTCATATCATGACTGCTATGATACAGGAGAATCCTCAAATGATTAGAAAGGAACCTCCTCAGAATCAACAGCAATTAGCTCAAATGTTACAGCAAGCTGCACAATTATCAGGAGTTCCTGCGCCAAATAGTAACGGTAAACCTCCACAACAACAGTCTCCTCAGCAGCAACAACCTCAAGTAGCAGCTAATCCATCATAACACGCTATGAAGCTTATTCCATTATTTAATAGCATAAGTCAGTTTGCTAAGGTTGATGACGAAGATTATATAAGAGTAATGGATTTATGGCCTTGGAAATTGCTTAATAGATATGCTGCTAAAAATCTTTCTGGAAGAATTCTTTATATGCATCATTTCATAATGAGGACCACTTCTAGAAGTCATTTATGGGACCATAAGGATAGAGATAGACTTAATTACCAAAAAGAAAATTTAATCTCTTCTTGTCAGCAAAAGAATTGTATAAATACTTCTTTAAGCCCTAATAATACTTCAGGAGAAAAACATATTCATTGGCATTCTCAATCAGATAAATGGAGAGTAGAAATTAAGAGAGGGAATAAAAGAATGTTTGGTGGAACATTTTCTACAATTGAAGAGGCTATTGAAACTAGAAATAATCTATTAAGTCAACTTAGTATAACAACATAAACACGCCATGGCTAACATCGGAAAGATATACTCAGAAGCAATATCTCTTACTCCAAAAGAAAGAGAAGATAAAGGATTTAAGCCCCGTGATGAAGTTAATCCTAATCCGGATGGCTATTCACCAGCAGAAGATGCTGCAACTGCTCAAGAGAAGATAACATGGTTACAATCACCGATAACAGCTTCTCTTCTAAAAGATTTGGGTCATCAATGTGATGATGCCATTAATGATGCTATCAAGTTAGCTGTTGGGTATTCCTCCCATCAGAACCCTTATCGTATCATTCAACTGTTAAATAAAGCTCACGAACTAAAACAAATAATACACCATTATGGCCGAACAACACGCAATTCCCACTAAAGCTTCTCAACCAAAAGTAGACGATGGAATGGAAATTTCTCCAGATGGAGGAATTATAACTTCCTTAGCTGCTCCATCTAGTGCACGTAGACTTGCGCCAGCTAAGGAAGCTTCTACAATGGCTGAAGCTCCTACTGTGGATGAAACTGGTAATGAAGTAACTACAGAGAAACCTGCTGAAGAGGTTAAGCCTGTAGTAGAACAGGAAGCGCCAGCAGTTGAAGAAACACCTATTGAAAAAGTAGCTGACTTTACAGATTTCCTGAAAATTAAAGAAACAGGAGAACTAACTGATGAGATTCAGAAAACAAAGTTGGCTGAAGAAGATAAAAGCAAAGTTTCCGAAGAAGATAAAGCTAAGCAAGATAAAGCTAAAGAGGTTGCCCCGAAAACGGTTTTAGACAAAACTGTTGCTCAACGAGATTATTCTGACCTCGACCAAGAACTTGCTCCATTGTTTAAGACAATGAGCAATGATTCGTTCAATAAGCTTAAACCAATTATTCTAGAACATAAGAAGCTTAAAGAGCAAGTTGCATCTCAAACTCCTGAAATTGAGAGACTTCGCAAAGGTGCAATACCAGATTCCTATTACGATAATCCTTCTGGATTTGTATTGGACCCTGAATATCAGAAAGCAGAAATGAGTGTTTCACAAGCTCAATCTGTGTTACATCATTGGCAACAACAGTTCAAAGCTGTAAGAGATGGGGCCGCAGAGTTTACACTTGCGCAGTTTGATAATAATGGGAATCTTGTTCCTGTTCAAAAAGTAGCTGCTGGTAAGGATGCTGAAATTCAAATAATGCAAGTTGTGAATAATGCTCAACAGCAATTATTCAAAGTTGCAGGTAAAGCTGAAGCTATTAGAGAAACATTCAAAGCTAGACACTCTAATGCACTTGGATGGCTTAACAACTATGAGAATAAAGCATTTCAAATCTTCAATACTGAACAGGGAAAACAATTTGAACCACAGTTGAAATCTATACTTGATGAATTCCCTGCTGAGTTTAAAGGTCATCCATTAGCTAAAGTTCTTGCAAAATCTATTGCAACCAATGTTCATCTTGCAACTTTACTCGTTCAGAATGCACCTAAACCGGGAACTACAACTCCAGCTGCTACGACAACTAAAACTGTAAACGGAAAACCATCTACAGCTAAAGAGCAACAACGTAGAGCAGGACCAACTGTAGCTGATACTGGAGCACCTTCAAGAGCATCTGCGGTAGATGATAAGAATGATGTATCATTTGATGACTTCCAACGTGTAAAGGAGGAGTCATAGTATGTATTTAGTTTTCGATACTGAAACTTCGGATTTGCCTGATTTCAAGGCACCAAATCCTGGAATGTCTAGAGCTAGAGTATTGCAGATGGGTGCTTTACTTCTAACTCCAGAATTTGATGAAGTAGCATCATTCTCATCTCTGATAAAGATTCCACCTGAAGTTGAGATAGCTCCTGGAGCATATAATGCACATCATATATCATTTGAGATGTGTCAGCAGTATGGCATACCTATCGAAGCAGCTTTAGCTATCTTTGATGAGTTCGCTAAACTTGCTGATTATGTTGTGGCTCACAATCTAAAGTTTGATACATATCTACTATCAACTGAGATGATTGTATCTGGAAGAGCACTTTATAATATTTCTCATGGTTCCTCTGGAATCTGCACTATGCTAGCTGCTACAAATGCTTGTGGTCTTAAGCAAAAGACTGACCCAAATAAGAAAAAATGGCCTAAGCTTGAAGAAGCTGCAAAGATACTTCTAGGTATTGAGATGACAAATGCTCATGATGCATTATATGACGTTAGAATTACAGGTCAAGTGCTTCGTTGGCTACTTTTAAATAATCATATCTCATTACCTGCTAAAGTAGCTTCTCAAGGTTGAGATAGTTTGGCATACTTCCTGCTTTCTGTAGTGCTAGCTTCTACGTGCTTTGAGCTAGCACACAGGCTTCTATTCAGTTCTTCCGAGCCTAGAACAAACGCTGCGGTATCGTAATCTACCGTATAACTGTCTGTTTTAGATTAACACTAAAATATATGCCTTTAGCACAAATTCCAGCTATAGATGCAAATATTTGCTCTGGCTGGACTGAACAAGACGTTAACTTGTATAATAGGTTAGATTTTTATCTAGCCAAAATGCAAGTTGACCGCCGCAAAACTTGGGTAACTTGGCAGCGCTTCTTAGGTAAGAAGAAATGGACTCCTAATATGGGTCCAACTATGAGAAGCGTTACAAAAGAACCTTCTCCGCACATTCGTCAGTTTGCCTTTCCTGCTGAAATCTCAGCTGCTCCAAAGAAAGATGTGATGGATGTTAGGGAACGTCGAGTTGATGAGTTAGTTTATCGTCATCGATTCGAATCAAATGTTCTTAACTTCGTTCCTTCATTTCGTGACTTCCTCACTGACCATGTTGATGCATGTGGTAAGGATATTATGGAAAAGATGGAACGATTCGAAGATATCTTCACTCGTGGACGTATCTTTCATCGTTCACCTTTCGTGTGGATTACTGATTCTCAAGCTGCTGCTGGTGAACTTACAGCTGCACCTATTGGTATCGGTAATGCTGCTGGTAATGGAGATGGTAAGACAACTGCATTCAATCAACAAGCTGTAGCTCAAATTGGTGGTCGAGGATATCTTTCCTTTGAATCATTAAACAAGCTTCTGACTGCTGCTGAAACTGACCAACGTATTCCTCCATTCTCAGGTTCAGGTCTCCCTAAAGGAGAAGATGGAATGAGTGATAAGTATGTTCTTGTCACTGGCGGTGAAGCATTCAATCAATTCACATTTGACCCTTGGTTGCTTGCTAACAAAAACTGTGCTCTTGATGTAGTTAATGGACGATTCAAGGGTTCATTGTTTGGACGTATCACTTGTATTCTAGAGGATAAGCCTCTATATATGCGTGCTGATGGAACATTTGCTGCACCTGAAGTGCGTGAATTGGACCCTGCTGCATATAATGCTGGTGAATCAATTCCAAATACACTTTACACTTATCTTGATGTTGCCGCAGGTTCTCCCTATGGTGTAGCATTTTTTGTAGGTGCTGAAGGTTATGAGCAAATTCAAGTTGGACCACCTCCTGCTGCGTTTGCTGGTAATGGTATGCCTAAAGGCTTCGGTAAGATGTTCTGGAATGGTGAAGTTGAAATCACTAAGAACTTCCTTATCCCTTGCTATGATGATGCAGGTAATCTATTCTGGGAAACTAACCAGTATGGTGAATATCTGAAGTTCATCTCGCAATGCACCTACGGGAATCTTGCAAAGCAACCTCGCTATGTAATTCCCATTTACTACAAACGGAAGAGGGGTCAATAATTCTGAGTTGGATAACAAATTAACCAATAAGGAATAACTAATATGAAATTCTTCCAAAAACTGTCTCTCGTTGTTGTAACATCTCTTGCTCTTTGTGCTACTACACAAGCAGCCGTGATTGCAACAAATCTTCCCTCAAATGGTGTATACCAGTTGACCACAAATCGTGCTAGTGTTTATAGTGTTGAAGTAACTTCCTCTGGAAGTGCACTATTGGCATTCTATGATAGTGGTTCTCTTGCTGCACCATTCTACGGAACAAACTACACCAATGCAGCCTATACAAATCGAGTAACGTATTCCACAAATTACGTTTACTCTTTTGTAGGTTACAACGGATTCACTAACTGGTATACTAACTCTGGCGTTTGGACTATTAATGTGTCCAATCCAGCTAACACCAATGTTCTTCCTGTAATGTTTGGCGCTGTTGTAGCAGGTGGAACATATGCTGTGTATAATACTGATGCATTGTTTGCAAATGGTATCACAGTAGGTTGCACTGGAACAAACGTAGCCATTGTTGTTAATTATCGTTCGGCTGGACCGTAGTTCAGTTTGAATGATGCCTATGGGTGCTGTTACATATTATAGCGTGTTTTATGTAGCAGCACCCTATTTAATAAAATGAAAAATTTATCTAAATATACTGTTGCGGGTTTACTGATAATCTGTTTTGCGGTGCTAATTTTACCTGCACAACCTCGATTTTCTCCGTTAAGCGGTCCATCTACTTATCCATTAATCTCACCTACGACGATTAATAATCTGTTCACCAACACTACCGTATATTTTGATACATTCAACTCTACAACCATCAACTCAATTTCCAACTTTACTCAGAATATCTCGGTTAGTGGTAAGGCTACCTTTAATCAAATAACTGTAACAAATCAGTTACAGTTCACTACCAATAAATTTCCTCTATCTGCTGGAACAACTTGGAATTTCACCAAAACCTATCAGAACATCATAACCAACAACGATTGGCAGATTACAGCTATAGCAGGATTGACTAATTATCTTATCAATTGGAGTGTTGTTGAATGGAGTAATAGTGATTCTGCTACACACTTCTGTGATTTATCAACTATACCTTGGCATGTTATTGGACAGAGTTCTACTAACAAGGTATATCTTGGTGCTGGCAAAGTTGCATTTATGTCAGCCTTAATTCGTGGAGTAGCCTCTTCTAATCTAACCACTGGTGTTGAACAATGATTAGAGCTTTAGCAATACTATTAGTTTCCTGTGTAGCTGCTTTTGGGCAGGCTTTCTCATTTAATGATTTAGCTTGGATGAGCCAAGGTGGGATAGTTAATAGTAGCTTTGATGCACTAGATAACTATAATGTTGGCCCATTACAGAGTCTTAACAGTTCTGATACAGCTAATCTTGGAGCTAACTTTACAGCGGGATATGTTGTATCTCCTACATTTCCGTATAGATTATGGGACCTCTTAACCAATTCAACATATAGTGGGGCATTAACTGCGTTGAATGGTGGAGCAGATGATAATGCTGAGACAGTTGTTTACTGGAATGGAACCTTTGTTGCTGAGATATTTACTCTACAGCCTGTAGCCACAGCAACTCTTGCAGGAAATAATGTAACTCTTACTGCAACTGCACCATTAGCTACAGCATATCAATGGAAGAAGAATGGGTCTAGTGTAGTGGGAGCTACATTAAGTAGTTTTACACTTAGTTCTGTATCTTCTTCTGATTGGGCTGATTATAAAGTTACTGCTACCTGTCCTAGTGCTGGTGGTAATTTTGATTCTGACACTGTAAATGTAGCCATTGTTGATACTACAACGGTATCTAATTGGGTAACTTTGTGTGGGATTAACGGAGGCACACTTACATCGAATACTATCTATGCTGTAAATGTATTTTGGAATGGGATGATTACGGATGGAATAGACACAGATATGTATTCTGTGAACTGTTATGTTCCTGACCATCTTCAATCTTGTCTTACTCCTTTAGTGAATATTGGTGGTCCTACTATATGGGTGAATAATGGACCATTTGTTAGTGGGGATTTAACTGTTAATGGATTGATTAGTAGTGGTGGTGGCACAAAGTATCTGGATACAGGGATAAAGGATAGCACCACATTTAGCTCTGTAAATGATGTTGGATTTACTATCTATTTCTCAGCAACTCCTAGTGATGGTGGACTGATAGGCATAATTACACCAGATGTTAGTGGTGGATATATGCTGAATGCTAACCGTTCAGGTAATGCACAATGGTATGATTATGGTCCATCTTCAGGCGGTTTAGGTAATCTACATGCTACTTCTCCTGGTCCGGGATACTATTGTGGAGTTAGGACAGCATCTAATGCTGAAGCATTCTATTTTGCAAGTAGTGGAAGTGCACATGCTGCGTTAGCTACAGGTTCTACCGCACCGGGAGAAGCATTGGTTGGGATTAATGTGTATATCTTCAACTGCAATGGCACAAGTGTTCCAACAACCAACAAAAGAATCTCCTACACTTCTATTTCCAAAGGATTAACTAGCACAAAATCAAGTCATCAATATAATCGTGTGCAAACTCTTAGAACAACACTTGGTGGAGGATTTCAATAATGAAAAGACGTAAATTTCTAAGGTCATTTGGGTTAGCCGCCAGTGGATTAATATTTGTTCCCCGCCATCTATTAGCTAACTCTAATATCATTACGGCTAACTCTCTTAAGAACATACAAATGTTCAATTCTACTTGGGCTAGGTCAGTTGCTTTACCTAGTTCATGGAGTAAGATAAGAGCGGGAGTGTTACTTTATTTGGACCCTACGGCATTTACAACACTTACTGGAACCCCTAAATTTACATTAGGTTTCTGTCATGGCACAGCAAACAAGGTTGGTAATCCAACTACTGACCATTTTGTTGGTGTTCAATCTACCTCTGCTACATGGCCATATCCGGGGAATGATGGACGTAGTAGTGATTATAAGCCTTTAGTAGACGTTGCCAGCACTCCAACTTATGGAACTGCTATAGCTACAAATTCCCTATATATTCCATGTTCTGCTTCTGCTGGAAGTGTTAGGAATGTGTTCTTTGTTGATATCACTAAAGGTTCTCCGAACTATACATTTAACATTTTTGGTCCTATTGGAATTGGTGGTGATGTAACTGTAGCTACTTTCTTAGCTCAAATGGCACAATCTAGTCCATCTATTGCAACACATAATTTCTTTAGTGCTCAGACAATGGCAGTTGATGAAGCAGGTAATGGATTATTGAATGCTATAAATTGCTATTGGGACCATACAGATTACGCAATAAACATTTGTGCTTTAGGAGTTACTGTTTTGGCATGAGTAGAGGACCACGATTTAATTACAGGTTGCGAAAGAATAAGAATTTTAATTCTAAGCGACGTATACAAGTATGGACTTTGTTTGCTGAAGGTTATCCAGCGAAAGAGATATCTGCTATGCTTGGGATTACTCTAAAGACAGTGAGCTATCATAAATGTTGGATTACAGATTATTTTAACATACGAAGAAACGATGCAATGTTCTATCGTCTTGCTGTAGCATTTGGATTAGTAGATAAACAGAAACCAATACAATGAAAACAAAAGTAACACTAGCAACACTACTTGCCGGATTAACCACGCTATCCGCGTTATGCGCGGGTGCTCAAACTAAACCTTTGGGACTCTTTTGGGATAATCCCAATCCAGTAAATACTAATGAGGGATTTAATATCTATTCCTCAACCAGTATGAGTATTCCCACTAATCAGTGGCCACTGTTAACTTCGATTCCAAATCCAGTATTAGTTCCCTTAACAAATGTTAATGGTATCAACTACACGAATCATTATTGGTTCTTTACCAATGTGGTTCCCGGTAACTATTTCTTCACCGTCACACTCACTAATCGATTCTGGAAGTTAGAAAGTTTTTTCTCCGGAGTGGCGGCGGCTCAGGCACCGTCAACAAACCTATTAATCAACCTGGGATTAACAGTTCCTTAATTAAAAGTGGCCCGCCTCCATTACCGAAGGTTATCTATATTTTCAGAACAAATGGGTGATACAGACATATTTGATTACAAGGGAGCTATCCGCGATATAGAGAAAACTATTGCTGCTTTGCAACCGCCTAGAAAGGTTCTATTGGTGGATGATGATGTGGCTGATGTTACTCTTATCTTAAAGAAACTAGAAAGCTTCAATGTAGAGGTAACAGTTGTTCATACAGGTGAGGAAGCACAGGTTATAATGGCTAAGGTTAAGTTTGACCTTGTGATGTTTGATTTAGTCATGCCTGGAATGGATGGACTAGAGTTGATAATGAGAACAACCGGATTGAACCCTGGAACACGCTTTGCTCTAATTACTGGTTATCCATCTAGCCATAAAGTAGATGCGGTTCTTAAACAAGGTGCAGTTATGCTAGCTAAACCACTAGATGACCACGCATTAGAAGTGATAGTTCCTCGTAAGATTAAAGCCGTATGACTGACCGAGACTATATGGACCAACTTGTTAGTGTAATCCATTCAAAGATAGATAAGATGCAGGAGGATTACGCTGAATTACGCATAGCCATTAGTGGGGGAGATATGAGTGGAAAACCTGGGGTATTACAGAATCAAGTAAGGATGATTAATGCTTTATTTGATGAGAAAGAGGGATTGGTTCCAAGACTAACTGCTATGGAGCGTAGAGAACTGGAAAGAATGAGCTTTATACGTGGAGCATACTTCATAGTAGGTGGAGTAGGATTGATAGTTGGATGGTTACTGAATCATTTCGTTAAATAATATGCCTGATACAACGACAACTACCAGTAGTTTGGGTAAGGTAACATTGAAACTTGCTGTAGTTTGGGGAGTAATGTTTTCTCTTCAAGCTCTTTGCACTTGTATCATTGCATCTCTATCTAATGTTAAATGGAATCAACTTGAAGCACAATCTAAGTTCCTGATTGTTCTAATGATTTTTGGGAATTGGAGCACTACAATGATGGCGTTTCTATCTAAGACTGTTGCTAGATTAGAAGCTGGTAAAGAACCTATTCCTATGAATGGAACTGATGTATTTACAAAAGCTCCAGATGGAACTGTAGTAACAGTATCAACACAGGATAAAAAATGAAATATCTACCTACACTTTCACTCCTACTGCTCTGTTTAAATCTTAGTGCTCAGACCACTAACACAAACAGATTGTTCAGCACAAATACCACAATGATAGTGGTTAGGACAAATATACCCTTCATTTTATCTGAATATCCACAGCTTTCAGGTGTATCTAATATTCTAGCTGAAGTAGGAATTCTATCATCTTATCAACCTGTTACAAATGTATGGCCAAACGCAGGTGTAATTGACTTCTCAACTAATGCTAGTTACGGATATACCATGAATGGAGATTTATCTATAACTGGATTTGTGTATACCGGAAGTTTTTCTACAAACGACCCTACAGTTCATCTTTGGCTAACAAATCATGATGGAGTTACACATACATTTACAGTTCCAGCATCATGTAGAACTACAACTGGAGCTAGAGTAAATTATGTAACAAATGCTTTGGTTTCCGATTATGAGTTTCATATCGGTTATGGTATGACTAACCTCATAATTAGAAACCTTTGGTAAAAAAGAACCTATAAGTAAAACACGTATGAATAAAATCAAACACATAGGCATCATAGTAGCTATCATGATGATGGTATCTACCTTTGCAGGGTGTAAATCTACACCTTATAAAGTTGCTGCCACAACTACAATATCAGTTCAAACTGCTATGAGTTTGTGGGGAGCATATGTATCAGCTAATCATCCACCTGTAGAACAAGAACAGGCTGTAAAGACTGCTTACGAAAAGTGGCAACTCTCTATGGCTATTGTCTGTGATGCTGGTAAAACATATGCTGCTGCACAGCAAGCAGGTGCATCTAATCAATCAGTTTTATTAGCTGCACTAGAACAATCTATTACAGATTTGGATGTGAACAAAACTGACCTTGTTAATCTTCTTGTTTCCTTTGGAGTTAAAATATCATGAGTCCTACACTTCTAGCATCTATTGTAGCTCTTGTAGCTGAAGCTGTTAAACTTGAACCTCAATTTGAGCAAGACCTTAAAGCTATCTTTGCAAAAAATACTGCTACTCCTGCTGATTGGCAGGCGTTGAAAGATTCTGTTCTTGCAAAGAAATACAAGGATTACGTTCCTGATTCAAAGATTGTTTAACGTGCCATAGATATATTGGCGTATGAGTGATTTCGTTGATGTAACAAAGTATCTGGATAAGTTTCCAGTTAGAGTTGCATCTTATCAGGAAGCACTCAACGCCAATATACCTTTTGATAAATTCTATGGTAAGGTTGCAACTAGAGCTATCAAGAAGATATTTTGGTATATCCAGTTACAACCGTATCAAGTTATTGGTTCCCTATCTGGCAGACTTATATTCCAATACAATATAACAATGCCGGTTCCATTCTATATTCTTGGAGTTGTTAATGCTCCTCCATTCTATAAGCCCGGAATCTCTACAACTGGAATGCAAGCTGTTGGAGCAGTTAAATGGAGAAAAGGAACTGATGTTTCCCGATACTGTATTATAAATAAGGAATGGAAAGGACCATTAACATTCTTCATCAATCATCAGAATAAAGTATCCTTTGTTCCATCAATGCCTGATTATGGAAATCAAGTTATTCCTGCAAATTTCTGTATAGAATTTTGGACTTCATTTCTAGATATAGCTGCATCTGGACAACTTGGAAAGCAATCTGGATTTGCAACACCAATTCTCATTCAAACTTCTATAATGAGTGACCCTCTTACAGCTGATGATGCTGCTGTAATTGTGCAAGCTGTAAATCCAATTAGTGTTCCTATTGATACCCATACTCTAGGAGTAGGTTTGCCAGAACCTTTACCCTATACACAAGATGACATTGTTTGGTTAGATAATCCATAATATGTTAACAATACAAGACTTTGTTCATGGAAGAGATTTTACTGGAATCAATCCAGCTACAGGTGGCGACCACAATAACCTAGTAGATTTAGCTGCTCCACATGCTGATTCTGCTTCAGAAGGTATTGGATTAGTTATCTGGACTATTGATACAGCATTAAATACTCCTGATGTTCCAGACCCTACAGGTCTTGGTGCTGGTAAATGGAAAAGATATCTTTGGCTTCGTATTCCATTTCAAGGTATTCCATTACCTCCTACTTTAACACCTTTACTCTATGGATGGAATGATGCTGGATTATCTATCCCTACATATCTTAAATGGATACAAATTGTATCTGATACAGCATCTCTTCAAACTCAGATTAATAATATAGTAAATCAGATTGGCACAATACAATCTACAGCTGTTAATGCTCAAACGATTGCGAATCAAGCGAACACTACAGCGGGAATTGCCAATACTAATTCTCAGAATGCTTTAACTCAAGTAGCCGCTGCAACAAATACTGCAAATGCTGCTAAGACTGAAGCTGACCAAGCTATTGCTGGAGTAAATACTCTTACTACAGACCTTAATACTTTACAGCAGCAAGTTTCCACAATAGTTCAGACAAGCATTCCTACAGTTACCAATATTCAGAGAGCATGTGTTATTCTATCTGAAATTGCTAATGCTGGAAATGATTTAGCTGCTGCTGTAGCTGGTTCAAATCTGAGGACAATTAACCAGAAAGATTATGACCCACAGAATTTGATTACATTAAATGCTGGCAAAATGACTTTTAACTTGGCCGGCACCTATCGCATCCGTGCGACAGTTCCTATTGTGTATATCAATCCGGGTTCAGGTCATGACCCATTAACTGCTCAATCATATATTAAGAGAGATTCAGATAGTGGTTCATTTATTACGAGCACATCAATTTGGTTACAGGCTCCAAGTGCAAATAATGTAATAACAGGATTTATGACACTTGATGGTGTTATAACTGTTACTGCTGCTCAAGTTTGGAGATTAGATACACACTGTTCTGAATCTGGATTAGGACTTCTAGGTCAACATGCTCAAGATGGAGTCCATTTTCCACCCGCAACTCATGAAGTATTCACTGTGATAGAGATTCAACAATTACAGTAATTATGTTAATTGATGTTTTAAAGCGTATATCTGCTGAAACTGGATATCATTCTGTCCAGAAGAGAGATACTATTCTCTCCTATATGGAACAAGCAGCTAACGAAATGCATGAACTTCTCGAATGCACTAAAATGTATCGTGAAGTTACACTTGTAGTTCCACCTAATAAGGTTGTAACTCTTCCATCATTTATTGGTGAATTGAGAGGAATGAGAATGCATACAAATGAGCTACCATTTGATGTAAATTCTATAGCTCAACCTCGATATGTTTCTACAACTCTTGCTCACAAATTCAAGAATTGGAGAGATTTGGGCGAATCTGCTATTCAGACAAGTATGACTCAGGCTAGCATCATTAATATCACATGCCTGGGTCATGAAGCTGTGCCGATTACAGTCAAAATTACAGGTCCAACTAATATATCATCATATATTGAGGAAGATGTTGTAATTAATCCTAGTGATACTCTTCTATCAACACAAAATGTTTTCACTGATATACAGACAATCTCTTCAGATGATGATAGACAATTTAATATTCAATTCTCAGAGCAAGTAGATGGAACTGTTCTTGCTATCCTCAATAACAATCAAGTTAAAACTAGATATAAGTGGATTGATGTATCTTTGATATTCTGGACACTTGATACTGTTGATGGTGGCTCTCTAATTGATGTTCTATATAAACTCCCCAGAACAAAGCTTCGCAATGATGCGGATTCGTTCTTTGCTGGTGAAGATTATGATGAAGCATGGTATTCAATGTCCATGTATCATTATTATAGGAATATCCAAAATCGATTAGCAGATGCCCAAACAATGAGACAAGCAGCTTTAACCATGCTAATGGCCGCCAAGGAGTCATCAGAATCGGGGATAGTAAAGAAAGTTCAATTCGGTAGGAATAAATTCTACGGATTGTTCCGGAAATACAGATATTTTCCGGGGTCAGTTACTAATGTTGACCACAATGTTCAGACATAATGCTCGCAACCCAATCAGTATTCACTAATCTTAATCTCCTTGCTGCTGATTCAGCATTACAGCAGGGAGAATATCTTTGGTTAATCAATGCTAGACAGAGATTTGGCTATAATGAGCCTATTCTCAAGCATAATGATTTAACTGCTAGATTACCTCTTGGTAAAGTTCAGAATATTACTGCTGTTGGTAATGTTCTTCTAGCCTTTGTTGGTGGACTTGCATATTTTCAAGAAGATGGTTCATCCACTTGGACAAGATTACAAGACTTTGCAATGGATGGTAATGCTGACCAATATTGGACTCAATCTGTTCCAGAATCCAATATGAACTTTGTGCGTAAGGCTGCTACAAATATAAATTCGCCAATAGTTCTTACTACAGACTTTAAAGTTTCGGGCACTCCACAATGTGTAGTTGTGCAAGATGGAATCAATCAGCCTTGGTTGATAATCTATGATACGGTTAATCAAATATTCACAGCTAGACAATCCCACAATTATTCTCAGTGGTCTAATGTATCTGCTGACTTGAATGATAGAGAATATATTCCTATTGGAAAGCAGATGGCATTCATTGATGGAATTCTATTTATAGTTTCCCCTGATGGAACTAAAGTCTTTAGGTCAATCACTGGTAGACCTTTAGATTTCATGGTTATTGTAGACCAATTTGGAAATAAACTCACTGATGAGAATCAAGGTAAAGCTGATAATATTGCATTTGCATTTGATTCTGATATAATTACCTGTCTACAAGCAACCTCAATTCCTCAATCATTTATCTATGGGACAGCAAGGAATACAAGAATCTGCACATTTGATTACACAATCACACTCTTTGGTGAACCAAGATTCAGTGTTACAACAAAACTATCATCGGGAGTTATTAACCAGTATGCGATTGTTGACATTCTCAATGATACAGCTTCAATTGACTTTGATGGAGTTAAGTCATTCAATGCAGTTCAACAGCTTAGATTTCGTGGAAGGAATTCAGTATTCTCGTTATCTATAAGCAAATTGCTGAAAACTAACTCTACAAAGAGAATTAAACAGACTCGTTCTGTTTGTGTAAACTTCGATGATTATGCTATCTTCAATCTTGATACACGTTATGGTAATATCATGTGTATCTATGATACTTTATCTGAGAAATGGGTAGCTCTCGATATTACTGTTGTATCTCAAATTAAACAATTTGCTGTTGTAGAGACTCTGACAACATCGAAACTCTATGCTATAACTTGGGAAGATGAATTATTTCAATTATTTGCAGGTCCAACAACTGAAACTGCAATGTTGAGAACAAAAGCATATGTTGCAGCAGAACCAATGGGTGAAGATGTTAGATATCCTCTAAAGACAACCTCAGTTGAACATAAGAGTGATTATATTAGACTTATGTTTAATTCTGGAACATTTGATGGTAAATGTATTGTTCTAGAGCTTGTTGATGACCAAATCTCTGACCCTAATGGAGAATCTAAAACTCTTAGAGGTGTTACTTCTGGAGTTAAGTTTCCAGTTAGACCGCCAATCAGACCTAATAATGACCAGCAGGTAGATAATCCTACATTTGTTCTTAAGGATGGTCTACATGGCAAAAAGATTTCATGCATTGTAATTTGGAATAATGATGCACAGCTTGTAGAATATGAATATATGTCCTCCAATACAGCAGAGAATACTGCTGGTTCTCAAAAGCAACAGGTTTATACCAATCAAGAATAACATATGGCACTTACAGCACAACTAGCCTTAGTAGTTCCAGCATTACCAGATGCAGATTTCTGGTTTATTAATGCTGCTTCATGGTCTAACTATTGGCAGGGAATTCAAATGACAGCTAATTTTGCTGCCGCTGCTAATGCAAAGTATGTCCCTTCACCATTTGACCCAACAACAGACATTGATAATTTCAATGTTGATGGTGTTGATTACTTTGTGCCATCTCTAGCTAGATTTGCATCGCTTCAAGCTCAAGTTGCTGCCTTAGATGCTGCATTTCAGGATATGAGAACAGCAATGAAAACTGCTGGATATATCCAAGAATCTCAATAAACATATGCCCGACTACACAGACCTATATAATGCTAGTGTTCCTGTTCTTCCTGTAGGAAGAGGATATGACCCACAGTCATTTCTTCCGGGAAACTTTACACCTCCTACTAATGCTGGTAGTCCTGTTCAACCAACTGGTTCTCCATCAAGTAGGAATAATAGTGCATGGATGTTTGGGCCTGGAGGCCAACAGATATCAGATATAACTTCAGGTAACTTTAATGCTTGGGATGCTATTGACCCATCTGGAGTTTTATCAGGATTGCTTGGTGGAGGAAGTAAAGGACCACCTCCATTTCAACCTTATATTAGTAATGGACAAGTTCAATCATTATCTCCCGGTGCAGGAGGACAATATCAGAATCCTACTTCTGTAACTAATGTTCCAGGAGCACAGCAACTTTGGTCTAATAATGATATACAGCAGGCCAATCAGATTAAGGTTCTTCAGCAGCTTCTACCTTATTATCTTGATACAATAAATAAGGGAAATCTTCAAACTGCACAAGGAAATCTTGGTGTAGCTCAAGCTACTTCTCCCGGATATGCACAGTTAATGACCCAGATTTTTAATCAATATGGGCCACAACTTAATGCTATTGGGAATGCAATTAATAGACAGAATGCTTTAGCACAGGCTAATACAGAATCTCAAGTGATGGCAGGTCCTGGGCAAAACCTAGTTAAGCAAGCCTATGACCTATCTCAAGTATTTGATAAACCTTACTATGATACTCGTGCTGCTACAGCAGGTAGACTTCAAGATTTACTTGGAAGTATCAATTTGAATGGTGGATTATCTGATACAGAGAGAAATGAAATTGCTCAGGGATTATCCAGAGAAGGATATGCTCGTGGAACAGCTAATGCTCCATCTGCCTCTGAAACTGTTGCTAACGCAATGCAATATGGTCAAGCGGGATACCAACGAAGGACACAACAACAATCCTTACTTGGTTCAGCAATTAGCACAGCATCTTCATTTCTACCATCATCTAAATCTGGTGTTGATGTATTTCAAGTTGCTACTGGTAGACCTTCAATGCCAAATCAAGGTGCTGCTCAATTTGGTGGTGCATCTCAAGGAGTTACTAATCAAGGTAATTCTACAGCAATGGGTATTTCTCAAGGATTACTTGGTGGAATGAATACAATCGGTCAGCAGAATATTGAACAGAATCTTGGTCAGCAGCAGATTAATCTACAGAAGAAAGATTGGGCTGATTATCTATCTCAAGTTATGGGTTCTGTTGGAAATCTTGCTGGTGGAGTTGCTGGTGCTGCTCTTTGTTGGATTGCTAGAGAGATTTATGGAGAGCAGAATCCTAAATGGAAGCTATTCAGAACTTGGTTAATAACTAAAGCACCGAAATGGTTCTTTAAATTCTACATTAAGTTTGGCCCAAGAATTGCTACCTTTATTTCCAATAAACCATTACTGAAAGCAGTAGTCAGAAAATGGATGGATAAACGTATATGTCAGCTAAACGAACAGGATATGAAGGATTTCAACACAAGCTCGCTATTGAAGTCTTTGCAGATGATTCTATAGAGCTAACAGGAACACCTAACATAACATCACGAGATTTAGTAAATGTCGCATTAAAAATATACAAAGCAGCAATCCAATTAAAAAACTATGAGTTCAAGAGCACTAGCGCAGAGATACCACGGTAATGGTGGACCATCATTGGGAACAGGTAGAAATGACCCAGCAAGTAATCCATCTTTGCTATCATCTTTATTTGGACAAGATGCTGTAACTGGTGGAGATTACTCAGAGGACCCTTTAGGTGGAGAGGATACTTTCAATCCATATAAAGGTTCAGGAGGTATCTTTGGTGGTCAATCTAGAAGATTGGCAACTCTGCTTAATGCACAGCGTAATTCTCAGCAGGAAGGTTATAAAGCTGATAAAGATTATGCTAAACTTGCAGGTCAAATTGAACAGGATAGAATGAAATCTGAGGAAGCACTAAAAGAGAAGTATGCTACTAATGAGACTGTTCAGAAACTCTCTCTAACTCATGATGTTCATCCTGATGAAATTCTATCTGGTGCTCTTCGTGATAGTATGACTGCGGGTGCAAATATAACTCAAATGCGCCGTAATAATGCTATTGCTAGACCTGAAGCTCAACCTGCATTTAATACTGGTGCTGATTATGCTGCTTCTGGTATTAATCCTAATACACTTAGAACTGCTCCTCCAGGTGGTATTTCTGCATTTCCAATGCCTGCTGGCGGAATGGGGACTTTAACTGGTTCTGTTCCTACACAAGAGACACAACTTATTCCTGACCCTGTAACTGGAATGTTACATACTCTAAATAGGCAAGCAAATACTCCTGCTGGAATGAGATTACCTGTTAATCCTTTACAGTATGACCAAGCATCTCAAATGCCTCCTCCTAGTGGACCAAATCCTAATCTTCCTGCTGGTGCTGGAATAGCTGCTAATCCTGGTTTACCTCAAGATAATCCTATGGCTGGACCTTTGGATGGAAGAGGTAATATTGCACCTGTTCCTGCTGATAGACAAAATCAAGATGGAATCTATTCTCCTCAACAAATGCAAGAAGGACAAGGATTTGCTGATTGGTATAATAAATTTATATCATTGTTAGGTCAAGGTGGACAAACTGGTTCATTTGGTGGTCAACGATTCTAATCATGCCACTTCAAGATTATCAAAAAGATTGGCTCATTAAACAGAATGGGCTTGACCCATCTCAATATACTTTGGATGATAATGAAGAGAATATTATTCCAAAGCCATCTAAGAATCAGCCATCTCTAGGCAATACACCGTATGAACCTAAGCTTCTAGCAAATCCTGGATTTACTGGACTTAAATCTGGTAATCAGAATTCAGCATTAGAAACATTTGTTAAATCATTTGCTGAATCTGCACTTCCTACAATGGCTGGTGGTGCTGGAGCAGGAATAGCTACAGCAGAAATGAATCCTCTAGCACATGTATTACCTCCTTGGTCTGAAATAGGATTTGGAGTTGGTGGAGCATTAGTTGGAAGTGCTTTAGGTAGAGGTGTTCAACATGCTATAGAACCTGAAGCATGGCAACAAAATGTAGCACAAGCACAAGCTGAGAATCCTAAATCAGCTATTGCAGGTTCGCTTGCCACATTACCTCTAGGTGGATTAGACCCTAATTTAGGAAATATTGGTTCGGCGGTAAGAGCTTTACCTAAACTTGCTACTGGATTACCTGCTACTTCAGAAGAGATTGCTAATCTAGCTAATGTTGGAATTGGTGCTGGATTAGGTGCTGGACAACCTTTAGCTGAATATGCAATGTCACCTGAAGGAACACCATTTCCTACTTCGCAAGTTGTAGGTGGTGCATTAGGTGGTGCTATATTTAATGACCCAAATAAGCTTGGTCAAAAGCTCTATGGTTTTCATCCTAATGTTACTCCACAAGATGAATTCTCTAGAGAGATGCTTCGCAAGAATGCGAAAGGAAAAGCTAGAACTCCTGCTCAAATTGAAGATGCTGAAGAAGTATCTGCTACTCCTGGATTTACAACTCAATCTGGAATGCAAGGTCCAGAGTATACTCCACCTGCTCAATTAGGCTATCAAGAACCTACTCAACTTCCTGAAGTATCTGAATCTACTGCAAGAGCACAAAGAAGTGCAGATATAAGACAGAAGATAGAGTCTATCTATGCTAAACAGCAAAGAAGGCATGAATTTGACCTTGCTAAACAAGAGAAAGCTACTCAAGATTTACAAGAGCAAGTTGATGATTTAAGTTCACAATTACAAGCTTCTCAATTAGCTGGCCCCGAACAGCGTCCTACAAAAGTAGAGACTAATCCAACTGTCCTCGAAGCACAAGCAAGAGCAAAAGAAGAAGAGATTGCAAATATGCCTTCAGACCTTGAAGAACGTAGAACTGAAGCTCAACTTGCTGGAGAAGAAAGACCTAAATATTCTGAACCATCTGTTCTTACACCTCAACAGGAAGCTACTTCAAAGAATCTGGAGATGGAGGGATTCTCTGGTGAACTAACTCCAGCATGGTTAAGATTTGCACAGAAATTGGGAACTCTTAGAAATATCAAAGTTCTAGAGGATGGTTCAATCGTAAATACAGATACAGGTAAACCTGTTGCTGGAAGCACTGTAGCAAGGCAAGGTCTAAATGAAGTCATTACTAAGATTAATCCTGCTATGGCTGGAGCAGATACTCCAGTGCATGAAGAGTTTCATTCGTTCATTAACGATATGCGTCAATCGCCTAGAGCCAGAGACCAAACTCTTGCTAATAAGTATGATAATCTTGTATCTACTCACCCTGATTATCTTGCTTGGAAAGCTGCTCGTGAAGCTAAAGGATTAAACTCTACTGTAGAAGAATTCCAAGCCACTAATGCTGGAATGGAGTCTGTTAATCGTGCTATTGCTAATGAAGGTCCGTGGAAGAAATGGTGGAAAGATTTTTCTGCATATTCTAAAACTCGTTTTGGTGAACATGGAACTCTTGAAGATTTTCAGAGAGTCATGCACTATAAGTTACTTCATGACCCCGAATTCTCAAAAGTGTTTGGCGGACAACAATCTACTGTTGGGGTAGGTGGTGCTATTTCTAATGCTGAAGATAGCAATCTTAAAAACCAAGATAGATTATTTGCTAAAAATGCTCTTATTGGTGATATAAGTGGTGGAGAAGTTCATGGCCATGTATCTTCTGGTTTAATGGAGTCTCATGGAATGACAGGATTAAATGGTGGAAGTGGTTGGAGATATAGACCAGATACTAATAGGGTTTATTGGAATCACCCACCAACTCCAGATGAAAAAATTGCTGTAGAAAATTGGCTTGCTAAGAAAAATATAGAAAATCCTACACATACTAGCATAGATAATTGGACTAACTATAAACCCGATTTTAGATATGCCGAGGAATCCAATCTCAAACCTAAAACAGATTACGAAAGATATCACGAAGTGCAAGCAGAGATGCGTAGAGCATTTAATGCTGGAGATAATGAAGCTCTACATAAAGCATTCCAAGAGAATGAGGATATTAAGAGTAAATACAATGGAATGCCTCCTACTAAGGAGACTGATATTGAGGAAGCATTAAAGAGGGCTAGGCCACCATCTCAGAGATATTCTGAATCCTCCAATCTAATCTCTCCCAAAGACCCAGAGATAATTGACCTTCTAGATAAAGCTAGAAAGTTATCTGATGTAGCTGAACTTGAACCTGAAGATGCTGCAAAAATTCATGCTATTCTAACACAGAAAGTTAACTGGCCTAAGAATTCTGAAGTTGCTAGAAGTTTAGCACGTAAAGACTTTGACCCAATGGACCCTGACCACTGGGAAGATTTAAATAAACTCTACAATGCAGAACAATTCCAATATGAAAACGAAAACGAAAAGCCAAAAGAAAAGAGTCCTAAAAAGAGTGTTCAAGCCAAAGAAGAAGCTCCAGCTCCACAAAAGAAAGTAACTGCTCCTTCAAAAGAGGAAGTTACTACTCATCCTGAACCTGTTAAAGTTTCTAAAGCACCAGCAAAATCTCCTGGGTTAGAGAAGGCAGTAGTTCAAGGTATTGAGGAAAAGCCCTATACTGTATCTAGTAATGAAGAACGGTATAGGAAAGATATGCCTTCTAAGCAGGAAGCTAAGAATAGAGAGCTATCTGCTGAAGCAATTAAGGAAGGGACAGATTCTCTCGAAAATCAGAATGCAGCAAGAGCATGGTCTAATGCACTTAGAAAGATGTATTTCGATGCTCAGGAAAAGAAAGACTCTGCTACAAATCCAACTGATAGAGATTATCAAGCTGCTCGGCAAATGCATATTAGGTCAGAGCTATATCATATTGGTAGAAAATGGAACATTGAGACACACACTGAAGATTTGCCTAAATACTCAGAAGAAAGCAATCTTAGACCTGATAAGGCTAGAGATTTGTATGAGGAAGCAACTAAAGGTGGATACGATTTATTTAAGAAGAAGGTTGGTATTGTTGAGGAGTTAATTCAGAGATACAAAGATAGAGGATATGGAGAATTAGATTATAATGCTGCTCAACAGATTTTAGAAAATCCTAATGTTGATTATCATAAATTTGTAGCTCATGAAGTTGGAGATTTAGATTTTAATGATATTAGAGATAGATATGATAAAGCTAAGAGTGCTTATGATACCAATCGTAAACAGCTTTCCTCTATGCTGCATATCATTGGTCCAGGAATGGAAAAAGAGAATATCAAAAACCAAGAAGAATCTACACTTGCTTCCGGTGATGAACCAAGGTTGAATTGGCGCAGAGCGTCCTTTGAAGAAGATTTGCGGTCACATGATTTACCATATACCTCTATAGGTATTACAAGAACACTTCTAGACCAGATTATTCAGAAGCATGGTCCAGAAGGACAAGCTTTCTCTGATGCATATAATAGATATGCCACAGATAAGGATTCCATGTATGGTAAATATATGGCTCCAATTCTCAAAGCTGCGAAAGGAATGTCTCCTGGTGATTTGAATAAGGTAGAGAATATCAGGATTCTTGCTCGCAGAAGAGGAGAGGATATGTCTCATCTTCTGACTGATAGACAGAAAAATCTATATGACACTATTGGTGATTCAATGCATCAATGGCAGCAAGACCAAATTGATGCTAATCAACCTGTATCTGTAATGACTCCTAGTGGTGCATATGAGAAACAGCTTCCTACAGTAGATGAATTCTATCATCCAAATAGACCATCTCCACAAGCTATAGAGATTCTAACAGAGAGACCAAACTCTAATGCAGCTAGAGATTTGAGAAATGATTTTATCAATCTTCAAGTTAGAAATGGCAAGACTCCAGAGCTTGCTAATAAGATGCTTGATAGCATGATTAAATCATATGACCAAGGAGATGCAAATCTAAATAGATTTAGAGAAGTTAGAGCCGCTGATAAAACTCAACTTCCAGACTCATGGATGAGAAATGATTTACTCAAGAATTTGAATGGATTCTTTAATAGAGTTGCTTCTGATAGGTCATTTCATGATAACTTCGAAACTAATCCAGATGTTGCTAAATCCATAGGAATTGAGAAAGACCCTTGGGGAGAAAGATATGCTGGTAGAGGTCATGTTGGAGATTTACAAGGTTCTACTCCAGTTCAAAATGCTCTTGAGAAAATCTATGGTGAACCGTTCGATAAAGATGAGTCAAATCTCAAACTTGCGAACCGTATCGCCACAGCTTTATTTCTTGGCCCGTTAACAAATATTCATATCGCGGCAAGCTCTGTTGCTAATGCTTTACAGTATATGCATCCTACAGAGATAGTTCCAGCGATGACAAAAGCTTTAACAAATATTACCTCTGGATATGAGAAAGCTCTCACACAAGGATATGCAAGACAGAATCTTAGTAAATTCTCTGATATTCTTGATGTTAACAATACGGCACACGAAAGATGGGCAGCACTCGGTAATCAAATCGCAAAGATTAATGGAAGAGATGCCACTAACGCATTCACAAAAGGATTCCTACAGAACATAGGTGATTGGGTTATCAAATCAAAGATGATAGCTGCTGAAGCTGGAGATAGAGATGCTATCAATTTACTGAAACATGTTAATCCAGATTGGGAAGCTGGAAGAACATTTACTCCTGAAGAGATAGATAAGATGGCATCTTCATTTGCTGGAATGATTCATGGAACACATGACCCAAGAACTCTTCCCGGCTGGATGCTAAAAGATACGGCCATACAGCCATTCTTTCAATTAGCATCTTGGAATATAGCACAGACTAATGCATGGATGCGTCACGTATGGACTCCTGCCAAAAACGGTAATCTTACACCGTTCCTTATGTCAACTTTAGGTGCTGTTGGAGGTGGATATGCTATCTCAAAGTTGAGAGAGTTGATTGGAGATAAGAAAGGTCCAATACCATCTATTTCTGAGATTATCAATTCATCGAAGGGATTAGAGGGTAATGTTCCTCTAGATGCCTACAAAGCTATGGCACTTGCATCTTATGTTGGATATGGTGGTATTCTATCTACTGCCGCTAAAGCAGTTGGAGATATTGCATTTAAGAATATACCTCAAAGTGCAACCTTTCCACTTGATGAAGTTATCTCTACATTAGCACATCGTCCAATGCAAGCTATTGGTGCAATGATAAATGACCCCAATATCAAATCAATGGATGATTATGCTAGAGTAGTTGGAAAACTAGCTACAGATTTAGTCAAGGAGAATATTCAATTTGGAAGAATTGCTACCTCTTGGCTAGCTAGGAATCCAGACATTCTCAAGAATGAGAACTACTACAAGGAATTGAATCAGAAAACATCTGAATTGAGAAGATTCAAGATGGTTGAAGGATTGCCTTATGATGCTCAAACAGCTTCTACTGGTAATCCATATATGGACCTAGGTATTAAGCAATTCAAGCATACACAGGATTTAGGAGAAGCTGCTAAGGAAGCTGGAGGATTAGTTAGAGGTGCTATAGACCAATCTCAAGGTAATCCAGATATTATGCGTGCTAAGCTTCATAAACTCAATGCTAATGTCTATGAAACTATGCCTGACCCTGATACAGCACCACTGATGTTTAAGAAGTATAGAGACTTCCTTCTAAAAGAAGTAGGCCCGGAAGAGACAAATAATCTAATCCGGGACTATTATATCAAGAAAGCTTTTAATTCTGCTAAGTCACAGATGATTCCGACAGTGTAAATTTGAATTTCTCGTAGGCTTCCATTGTCCAAGGAAATAGCTCACTACAAATTGATTTGATTGCTTTGCCATACACCTGTATCTCTGCTTGAGCATGTGCATCTTCTCTAAGAGTGATAAAGTGTAATAAATTCTTCATATCCCAACAAGCATATATTTCAGTATATATGCCTACAGGTAAAATGAATCTGGCCATCTCCCTTGCTACTCCCTTAGATAGTAATTCTTCGTAAATATAGTAGCAATATTGATATGCTGCACTGAGTATTGTAGAGTTTTCTGTGTTCCATCCATAATCATCTTTAAGAGGAACTGACCCCTGTTTGTTTTTATCGTCTTGTTTTCTCCAAACAGATGGAACATAGAACTCATTCGATAATTCAGTATATCTTGCTGAAACCTCATTGAGATTCTGCATTCTATGTCTGACGTATTGGCGCATCACAACTATAGGTAGCTTAATGTTCAATGTAACTTTAAGCATCTCGAATGGTGATGTATGCTTATTCTTCCAAAGATATTGAATTAGCTTCCTATCAGATTCTTCACCTTTAGAGGCAGATTTATAAGATATACGTGCTGCTTCACATACTCTTAAATCTGTTCCCATATGGTCAATATATCTGACATATCCGTGGTCCAGAACTGGTATTGTGTATCCTTTTTCTAGCATGTTTATTTGGTTGTTGAGTTATTTAGCCGACGGAAGTTCTACAATTATATCCTTAGAAGAGGAATTTGAGATTGTAAGTCTCATTACGTTGTTTGTTATTATCTGATATCTATAGGTGAAGGTCTTTCCAGAATCATCTATCTCAGCGATAAAGACATTATCTGGGTCAAAGTAGCAAATAAGAGGTTGCTTGTTTGTATATGGATAAGGATATAATCCTATACCAACTCTGTTAGAATAAGCTGTAGAATAGCCTGCTATAATTTTCCAGCGTTGAGTTGGAAGCATAGGAGGAGGTTTAGATAATTCATTCTTAATATGATTATTAGTTACAATCATGGCCACTATTATGAATGGTAGAATGTAAGCTACTGCTTTTTGGTAGGGGTTCATATATATCTCTAGGTTGAGTTAGTATGTCTAACTGGTAGGGTTTATAGAGAGTTCTGTGAAATTTCGGCTGTCTTGAGTCGGTTTTACTCTAAAAGTGGCCTATAAGTCAATCTGAGCACACTATTCACGTTGTGGGGTGAGCCATAACTGACAATAGGCTGGCAAAGAATTTTTCATTTTCATCTCAAAGATGAGTTAATAGCTACTTTTTCCTTATAGTATCAAAGAATATTCTATCTGTTCCATCAATCATTCTTTCAGAAAAGCTTCTCAACTGTCCAATAGCTTCCATGAATGATAGTATATCATCAAGAGAATCAGCACCGTTAGGAAGCTCTGTCCAATGGTCAATCAAGATTTCCTTTCTACTCTTCTTTCCATTAGCCTCTAACGATTTTCTAATCTTCTCGGCGGGCACAGCTAATGGATTAGACCTATCTATTCCAAGTGACAAATGCATATTCTTTTCTTCTTTCTCTAGGACACCAATAGCTCTCTGATATGTAGATAAAGGTATTTCCATTTCTGTAGATTCTCCAAAGTGCATAGCAATAGCTAGTTTCTGAAAATGAATGTTCTTTCTAGAATAATATGGCAATAGCTTAGGAGAAGTATTAACCTTCTTTCCTTGAGACTCTGACCACCATTTCTCTAATTCTATGAGTGCTTCCTGATTAACATTTACTCTACCATATAGATGCGATAATCTCTCTAAATGTAGCTGAATATCAACATAAGCAGCTTTCTGTTCTTTAGTTAAATCGGGTATCCAGAGTGTTGATTTTCTATTAGCCGACGCAAATATAAAGAAAGTTCTTGAGCTAAAGCCTTCGGTAAGGAGTCTGTCATCAAAGGTTGATTGTAGAAATCCGGGTGTAGTTCCTCCAAAGAATGAAACACAACACTTTTTAATTCTATCTTTACCTTGCGTTTTTGTATCGTAAATGTAATCTCCGCAGTCATATGCTTGAATTAAGAAGTGAATTACATCTTCCGTTCTCCTCCGAATAAGGGAAGATATTTCTTCGAGACAGAAACTAATGGATGAGTGAGTATAGACCCCAAGCTCCTGATTTCCAGATACAGGATTAGGTGAGTAGAAGTTGATTCGTCTGATAGATTGAGATACAGCTTTAACAAGAGCTTCGTAAGTCGTAGCATCAGCAGCAACAGGAAATAACAGAGGCTTCTCATAGCTTTTATTTTTCTTAGACTTCTTTTTATCGTAATCATCATTTACACCTTGAGCTTGCTTATAATCAGCTTCCGCAACAGCTTCCATAGCTGCCCTATCAACCTCTGTAAGTGTCTTTATGTGTCCATTATTCTTTGGGTCTGGAAGCTTATGAAACTTGAGTAGTTCAGCTACCTGTTTAATAACCAAGCCTTTACCAATACCAGGCTCAGCCACAGGTATGACATATATATTAGGATACAATCGTTGATGGTCAGGGCCGGTCCATACTCTTCGTTGTAGAGCAGCACTAATAAGAAAATACCATCCAAAATCTATAAAATTATCAGGAGAGATAAGTCCATCGGTATATAATCGCCATTTTTCGAAATTTGTTAAATCTGTCATTTAGCCTCCTCAATCTTATTGAGTAATGCATACTCACCAAAGTATTTAAGAGCTGCTTCATTATAGGCTAATGCTGCTAAAATTTCAGATTCAAATTGACCAATATATATTTGTTTACATTTTACATACCATTTAAGATTTTGTTTATGCCAAAAAACACCTTTATATTTAGATGCATGAATCCCTTTATATTTAAATTTATTTGCATTATTTTGAGATTGTGTAGCCCATCTTAAATTAGATTTTCTATTATTTAATCTATCTCCATCTTTATGTTCAGCGTCGAGTCCGTTATCTTCAACACATCCTAAAATTATTCTAGAAACAATCCATCTATAATGTCTATGACGAATTGTTTTTTGTATAATTACTTCATTATCTTTTTCCCAATAAAACTTATTTCCATATTTCAGTAATTTAGGATACTCTTCTACATCAATAATAAATACTTCAATTTTATTAACAATCGGCAACGATAAGTCCGAGCACAGTTCTTGAGGGGGATGCATGGTTCTTTTGTGTTAGCGTGTTTCATACCGATAGTTGTTATTATAATTTAACTTCTGTCATGCCAACTGGATACTTATCCTTGGCTTTACACCAGATGAATCCATGTTGACACTCTGCCCGCATCTTAAATGGTTCACCTCTAGGAGAAACTAAATCTTGCTCTATGAAATTCTTCATTATCTTCAGTGACTCTATAGACTCTGGAATTGGAGTTTGATTCATATATGAATCGTGTGTATCAGCTAATATATCCCAATCTAAAGTATTGCTTTCGATAAAGTCCTGTAACCTACAATACGCTTTCGCTGTAATACAGGCAACAGTTGACTGTGGAACAAACGAATATGCCTCGTTAAACATGGAGTCTCGAATCTCTTGCCCAAAATATTTAGGGTAGCCGAATAGATTAAATAGGGTTCGTGTTTCTTCAAGTTGTCGAATAACAGTTCTATGCCATTCTGAAATCTCTGGAAATAGGGTGTGATAGAAACCAATATACTCGTCTGCTTGTTTCTTTGTAAGAGCAATCTGACCTCTAGACTCTTCCAACACCGCGAGTTGAAATGTATTGCCGCGCATTCCATAATTACCTGCATGGCAAACCTTCTTCCCAATATAGTAATATCTTCTTCCACCTTCCCAACCATCGGATGATTTAATGATTCCATCTAATTTCTTCCAGTAAGTATGTTGTTGAAGTTGTGGTATAGGACAATCCAAGAAGTCGTGTATATCGATTTTAAAGTCTCCGGAAGAAATTTTATTAAGTTCTTCTTGCCATATCTGAGAGAATAAATGCAACGCAACAAACACATGAGGCTTAACACTGTTGAGGAATAAATCTCTGAAGCGACCAGCAGAGCAAAGATAGGCAACGATAAGAGCTTCAGCACCAGCTTGGTCAACTTGGTTGAATATTCGAAGGAGATCAAGTTCTTCTGATGTAAATTGGTCATATTGTTTAGTCTTTAAATAGTGTAAACATTTCTCGAAATTAATGGCTGCTTTATATCCCTTTGCATGATAGATTCTCCTGAGTTCCTGCTCAATATTCTGGAGATTAGTTCCAATCTTAACTAAATAATCTCCCCATCCTTCTGTGATTGCCTTTGAGCTTCTTCTATATGTATTGGTTCCTTCTTGATGATATTGAGTAGTGTTTATGCCCATCTAGATTAAATCTCCCCTTCTAGGAAATTCCCAAGGTTTATCTACAGGTTTAATCTTTTCGTTTAAAGGTGAATCCATTTCTGTTATTCTGATAACCTTAGTTGGAAATTGCTCTCTGATTTTAAGCATCATATCATTGAGCATAGGCACTAGAAACTTAGCTATCTCTGTTTCATATCCAGAATAAGGTGCATATAAAGATGCTCTACATACAACATCGATTGTAGTATCATCACGCTCTGATATTTTTGTATTTATTTCGACCATATTAAATCCCTATTCTCGCATTTAAATGCATCAATGTTATTCTCTATGTATTTGAAAACAGCCTTCATTTCTGTTGTTACTGGATTACAATTATGCCAAACCCAATGAAAGTATGCTGCTGGAATATCTTCAAAAGCTTCACCTTTATGCTTTCCAAAAGGAAAGGGTGATTGGTCAGTATATATTACTGTAGTCGATTTTATAGTCATGGCTCATCATTTTATTCAACTCTTCACGTAAATACTTGTATGTCAATGGACACTTCTCTTTCATTCTAGCGCAACCTAATCCGATTTTCGGAGGCACTATTAAAGGTCTATCTGTTGGAATACATTTAATCCATGATTCAAAGATTGTTGTATTATCCTTCAACTGATAATCAGAGAAGTATTCTGAGTTTGCACAAAACTTAACAAGGGTAGGAATAGGAAAGCTATTGGGGCAACCTGCCATAAACCATTGCATACCGAGGCCGCCATGATTTCTTAAATCTGTGCTATACACAAATGTTAGCTCTTGATGTTCTCTAATAAATTTTTCCGTAATTCTATATGGGATTATTATCATGGGAAGTTTAATTTTGCAAATTCACCATGTAAAGATTTCATTAATTCATCTGCTTTTCTAGCTGCTAATTCTTCATCTTCAAATGTTCCACCATATGTGCGTTTTCCATTATGCCTTACACAAACATACCACTTTTGACTTGCTACATGCCAGTGAACATTTTTAAAAAATGAAGTAGTTTTATTACTTATTTTTCTTTTATTAAACTGATTTTGACTTTTTGTTGCTATTCGTAGATTTTCTTTTCTACAATCAAAATAATCTAAATTTTTATGCTCAGGTATAATAGCTCTATCATAAAGATTTAATATTATTCTGGATACAGATATAAATGTAACTCTTCGCTTTAAAGCTATTACACCTTTGCAGTCAAATAGTCTTAAATCTGGATGAATATTATACAATTTATTATAATCTTCATCATCGATAATAAGCTTTCTATTTGAGTTTATTAGACTTAGTTCCACTTAACGGCGTCCCTTTCCTACTGTTTTTCCTGTTCCCTTCATTCTTTTGTTCCAAGTTTTGCTTGCTATCTCTACTCCTTTCCTTTCTCCGTATTGTTTTTTCATTGCTTCTTCCATTTTTTTGAATGCTTTGGGCATGGTTAGTTGTCCTTTCTTTTATTTGTTTACCGTAACTATGAAGCAAATTACCGTATTCATCGCCAATAGTGTAGTCTAAGATAACATTGATAAAGATTTCAGTGCAACTCTTGCATAGAGCTATAATAAAGCTCTTACCATGCATGTTACTGTATATCTTAACAAATACTAACTTCTTAGGCTCTTCACATCTGGTGCAATATTTATTCATCTGAATCAACGAGACGTTTAACTATAGGATATAGCTGTGGTAAAGTATAATTTGGGCCTTTAAGAAACTTACCATCTGCCCGCAAAATAGGTTTACCATCTGTTCCTAGCTTACTCATGTTTGACCTATGCACTTCAGCAAATGCTTCGTCCTTAACTGTATGAAATCCAAAAGCTAAAAATGCTCCATCAAGAACAACCTGTAAATCACATAGAGCATCAAGCACTAAAGCTTTGTTTTGAACGCTTGGTTCCTCTATATGAGCACAGATAGCATCACCTAACTCTTTCCATTCTTCTTCTAGAAGAAGAAGCCGAAGTTTATTTAAATTGAAATCATCTAGATAAGGTTGGTCATGTATTGGATGATTGAATGTTTGATGTAGTTCCTTCACTATCTCCAGCGTTGTTTTCATCTCTTTTTAATGGATTAAACTTCAATGCTCCGGATTCTTTTTGTGTTTCTCTGTATGCTATAATCAAATCAATAACCGGATTTTCTTGTTTGAGTTTAAGCTTATAGAGATTCTTTTTGGCCAAACTTGGATTCCTTGTGCCATCAGCCTTTTCCTTTCCCTTACCTACTACTGGATATCCAAGCTTCTCATGAAAGTATATACAGCATTGTGGATTAGAGCCTGGAAGAGATGACTTGAATCGTTTGCGTAATTCATCTATTGTATTCTTTCCAACAAACCAATTAATGATACGGATATACTGCATCATTAGAGCATCATTCTCTGTCATTATTTCCTGAACCATCTTTTCATCGTAAGGAATGCCAGTGAAAGTAGTAGTAAGATAAGGCTTAATAGCAGAGTTGACTTGGTCGAAAGAATCCTGAAGTCCGGGAATACGTTTAGCATGTTCAAGTTGTGCATAGTAAACAAGCTTCATTGTGTATACGTCTTTACCGCAATACTTCAATTTTGCTTTAACTTGCTCTGGTGTATAGTATCCAGAATTGCCTTCATCTTTATGGAATGGTTCAAATGTCCATAGTGATGTGCAATGTCCTAGAGACTTCTCTGCTTCGGGAAAGCATCTATGCTGCTGAAGCATGGTATCCTTAACTCTATTGATACCAATACGATACTTCTTACCTAGAACATAGAAATCGAAGTTTGCACCATTATGAGCTACAACAATGTTGTTCTCAATAGCTATTGCCAACGCTCTAAATATACCAGGAAGATTAGAATAAGCCCACCTGTAATTATAGTCAAGAGCGGGGACACAATAGATATTGCTATCGTCGAAAGAATAGCTAAAACAGATAATATTATTAAGTTCATCAGTCTCAATATCAAAGAATAGTAATTTGTCCTTGGTCCTTGTAAGAGTGGAGATTACTACCTCAGATGAGGGATAGATAATGTATTCTGGATTGGGGAATGGATTAACAGGAATCTTATTCTTGAGAATAAGTTTGCATTTCCATATATCTCTATTCAACCAGAATCGAAAGTTTCTTCTTTTAGTTTTACCATGCCTCCGCTTTTCGTCTACAGGTGCCTTATCATCTTCATCTTCCTCTCGTTCGTATTCTTCATTATGTGTAGATTCGTAATCTTTGATATCGACTGCATCTTGCGGAAAGTATGAAGAGATATGTGGTATCTCATTGACGCTATACACAGAGCCACGAATTTCATTTAAAGTATTCTCCTTATTTCCAAGCCATTCTTGTGCAGCTTCCTCACCAAGTAAAAGCACAGCTCTAGTCCCCGGTAACAATGGCTCTCTATCTTCTCTTGTTCTCAGGTCACACTGATGTATATTAAAATCAGGAGCTAAGCAATCATTGAAATAGTTGCCGCCATTCGCAGATAGTAAACGGCCATGCTTTAAATCAAATCTGGAGGGATTTCTAAGCACAACTGTTAATCCACAGTAGGACAATCTTGGTTTAGCTCGAAGGTTCATTTAACTAAAAGGGGACTTACACATATGCTATCATATGATGCCCCATAGGTTAGTTATGCCTAATTACGGAAGCTCAATATGGAGCGTTAACTTTGGTTTCAGATAACCCAATAATCATTTCGATTTGAGGCTGATAAGTAATAACTTCCTTGTTATTAGCATCCTTGATTGGGTCACCGGGTTCATTTCTCTTCTTCTGTTCAGGAGTCTGTTGCTTACGGGAAACATCTTTCTTGCCATAAACAACTGCTTCAACAGTTTTACCCTTCATGAACACAGGAGGATTCTCGTCATCAATCTCTTCCTCATCGAAACCACAAGTTTTCAGTTCATCTCTGAATGCACCAAATGCCTTATCTGATTTTTGAGGGTCCCATCCTTCCTTATCTTCTGTCCTAACCTTTGTAGGTCGATATTGGGTAATCTTGGTTCCAGCGATTCCTACTGTCTTATCGCCTATTGTGATGGTTTCTGAACCTTCACCGTTACCAATAACTTCCCAAGTGCGTGTTACCATTGGATTCTGAGAACCCTTTGAGATACCGAATTCTTCCTCTACACAATGGAGGATATACCTATCCTTTGGAAACTCCATCTTAGAGTTCCATTGTGAGACACCTTCACTAACTTTGCGTATTGCCATATGTTTATGTTTTGTTTTTGTTTGCTTTCCTATGCCACTTTAGTGACTAGGAAATTGGTTTCCGCCATTTCATGAATGCATCATAATTGGCAGGAATAAATCTTGGTGTTCCAGGTTTCATTGAAGATGCTTTTGCTGAAAAAATGTCATCTCCTTCAGTTTGCCAGCAATATACAGAATTACCTATAAACTGTTTTTGCATCTCTAAAAATTCCTCTCTAGTTTTCATTCCCCATAGAGTAAGAATCTTTTCATCAATCTTATCTGGAGACTTCTTATCAATGCAATGCTGTCTGAAATGGTCTGTTAAATGAGATACAAGTTTATCTTTGAATTGTCCTGTGAATAAAGGATTATTCTTACCTGTCAAATCTCCCTTAGAATTTCTCTCAAGCTGTTCATGACAGATATAGATTATATTGCAAGGAACACTCTTGAATATGTCCTCGAACAATTCCTGAAACCAATTTACTTTCTCTCTCCAAAATACAAATTTATCTTCCTCTCCTGATTTTGTGTAATATGGATACTTGGATTGCTCAATATCGAATGCAGCTTCAAGTCCAGTAGATGCATCCATAATGAAAGTCTGTTTGGTGGAGAATTTGAAAAGTTCCTTTCTACACCACTTCATTATTGCATCTCTTCTATTAACTGCTTCTCCCTGTTTCCATGTTATACCTTGAGCTTTACACCAATTAGGGTCATAGAATGGAATTTCTCTGATATCACTTCTACCTATGTGTGCACCTAATCCTCTATCAATGTTACCTACAACTGGAAATGGAAATGTTAGGGCTGCATGAGTTTTACCTTCACCCGGTGGACCTTGGATTCCAAGACGGATTTGTGCAGAATGAATTGTATCCAGAGTTCTAGAGTCTGGTGGAGTATATATTTCCTGTTCTACTTGCGTGTTTGTTTCTGTCATAACTATTTCTTGGCTTTTTCTGATAGATATGCACCCAATAGAATTGAGTAGTTTATCATATCTAGCAAAGTGTCATGCACAGTTTCATCTTGAACTTCGAGTTTACCCTTCTCAGCATAGGTAGCAAGCCTTGAAAGTTTATCTGCCATTCTAACTAGAAATCCTTGTTCTGTAGAACAGATTCCAAGAGCTTCTACTCTTTCGAAGTTAGCAAATACAGTTCCTCTTCCACCAGCATAATCATTATTCTTCTTTGCCATGATTTGTTTAGCTGTATCACAGGCTGTTTGGTGGAACTCTAATAATTCATCTCTAGTCATCATTCAGTCACTTCTCCATGTTTTAAGGGTTCATATGGTCTTTGGTCGAAGTTAGATAATAGAACAAAATTACCAACCTTCTCATCTAAAGCATGACACACATCATGGAATTTACATGAGAATAAATTGTGGCATAATCCCTCTATCTTGCCATTCATTGCAGGTGGAGTTTCACGAAGAGCATACTCTTTAATTTCTTGCATCTTAACAGCAAGCATATCCTCAAATTCAATTTCTTGCTTTAAGGAGAAGAAGAACACTTCTGAAGAATCAAAGAGAGTTTCCGATTTCGATTTTAGAAATACACCGTCAATAGCGGCACCTATCTTCTGACCTCTAAGTTGTGATAAAGCTGAACCATCTCTTGCTGCTTCCATTCTAACTGCCCAAAGATATAGTTTAAGCTGTGGTGAACTCTTGAATCCCTTTAGAAATTTCTGAGCATCCCATGATGAAGTTGTCTTGTAATCTCTAACACAATAGCAACCGTTATTAATCTTTCCAACTCTATCTATTGTTCCCTCTATGTAGGATTCATACTCCTCTTGTATCTCCCAAGGAATAGAGAACTTAACTTCTACAACAGATTGCTCTCTTTTACCTTTGCCATCACATACAGCACATTGAATATTAGCATCATCTTCTGCATGTATAACTCCTTCACCACCACATCTCCAGCAGTTAGCTGTGGGATTCTGTATTAGAGAGAATTCAGATTGCTTAGTTTGTAGATGCTGCCAATAATCGAAGCAAGTATTTATTAAATGATTCTCAGTTAAATGTTCCTTCTTAGGTCGAATTTTGAAATTAGCGCCGCGCCACACTTTTATAGCTGCCCTAACTGCTTCATCAAATAAACCACCAGACTCTTCCATTCTAGAGAGATATTTATGAACTGATGTTCCATAGATGGTATCATTCCAAGTGAATTTCTCTCTCCATCCTTGAATTACAATGGCATTATACTTCCATTCACAGGCTGATTCTTTTAATGCAGATGCATCTACTTTAACTATTGTTTTTGGCATAGCGTGTTATGTGTTTACTGTCAGTCAAACTTCAAATCTATCCCCATTTGCGCTGCCATCTTTTCAGCCAAGCGTTTCTTAGCATCTTTAAGGGTATTCTCAATGGAGGAGACATTAGAACCTTTCGACCTATACGCAGATTTCTCTGGTTTAGGGGCAAGTTCAGGTCGTGTAACATTTAGAAGAGGCCCAAAATACTCATTAAGTTTCTTTTCATCCATTTCGGCCAATTCTTTCGCTGATTTGCCATTGATAGCTTGGAGTATAGTCATCCTACTTCATCTTTGCATATTGTTCAGGAGTAAGCTTAACACAGAATAGAGTGTCTGCTGTTGCTTTGAATACAATACATTTATCGTCGGCTATCATTGACTTAATGTATTCACCATCATCAGCAGTCAGATTAAGATTGTTAAGTTTGAGTTGCTGGCCAACATCAGCTTTCTCAACGAAGGCATGTAGTGTTGCTTTCCAATCTTCAGGTTTCTTAGGCTCAGGCGTGGGTTCAGTTGATTTTGGAGGTGCTTCTACAGCTACATGCTCTTCATGAGAAGTTGCTCTAGCTACTAATGGTTTATCATCTTCACCCTGATTATATGAGATGACAATTCCACCATTGGTTCCTCTTGCTCTAGAGATATGAATAATCTCTCGAAATTCTTTGTAGACTCCATCAGGGTCAAGTTTATCTAGCAAATAGAGCATTGCTTGATTAATCTTGAGATAGAGTGTTACAGGAGCTATCTCTTGATAGTCGGCATACTTAATTAATCTTGGCTTTCTATCTCCTGATTCCCTTGCCAAAATCATTTCATCCAAGATATGCTTTACTTCAAGAGCATGACGCTGCCTATAATAAGGCGCGTTAGCTCTTCGTGACCATGTAGATGGTCTATCCACTGTGTTCTGCGGCATAATCTGCTTTCTTAATTATAGCGTGACAATCTTCACCATCGAAGAATCTTACCATTTCATCAAATTGAGACACGGCATTTCCAAACTGTGAAGGCACAAAGAGAATATCTCCTATCTCTACTTCATTCTTATGTCTGAACTTTGTTCCAATCTTTAGAACTTCACCTGGGATAAGTTCTAATGGAACTCTTTGTGAATCTGGAAGCACTAATCCAGAGAATGTTCCAGTTGGTTTTTTGTGTAGTCGAAGGATTACAACATCTTTCAGTAGCGTGTTTATTTTATTTAGTTCTATTGACATAAATTCTTCACTGTCATTTTACAATCTCGACTTAGGGAGGAAACAACAAGCACTAACCCTTTAACCAATTCGGCAATGATGATAATAGACAGTCTAACCTTAATTGCCTAGTCAGCATATTACTATTCAATTACCTGACTTAAGTCAACCTGAAGCTGCCCGCAACAGGATAATCAACAGAATGCTTGGCATATACGAAGCAGATACTCACAATATAGCATACATTCTGTAATGTAGAAGGGATTTCCTTTAATCCCTCCGAAAGAGTTAGCATACAATTTAAATCTCGCTAACGGAGCTAAAAGAGGACTAATGCTTAGGCATCAGCAAACCGATTGGGGAGGTATTTTGCTCTCTCTGAAGTTCAGCATACTTCTTTCGTTGCTCTTCTTCAGTCATACCAAGAGTCATACCCATAGATGGAGGAGCATCTGGAAGTGCTAGAATAGCTACTTCTAATTCAGCAGTTTTCTCACCAGCAAGATATCGTTTAACAAGAGGTTGAACATCAGCATTAAGCCAGAAGTGAGGATTCTGTCCTTTCTTGCCTATTACTTTGTTTACATTCTCTTCAATGAGTTGAATCTTTGCTCTGACATTTGCATCATTGAATATGTAGGTTTTATGTGGAACTTCCTTCTGTTCTGGAGTTTTATCTCCACCAGTATCTTCAGCTTGAGCAGATTTATTGTTGGCTGCTTGTATTTCGGCTTTAGTTGGCATACGTGTTAATTATTTAGTATTAAGTTATTCACAGGCATTGACCTCTTATATAGCAGGATTCGTGCCAAAATAGATTATATAAAGTTATATCATCTATCTCATGATTGCAATACCTTGTATCTTCTAACAAGCTGTTGAAGTCTCCTTACTCCCAAAGATAAATCCATGTTATCAAGTGTCCCAAGTTTATTTCTAGACCTCAGATATTCTAGATATGAATGGCCATCCTGCATTGCTTGTATGATTGGCTGAATATCACATTTCCTCTCCTTTAATCCTTTAATGACAATCTCGAATGTGGAAATTCTAGCATACAAATCTGTTCTAAATGAACCATCTAGAATCATTGCTCTCAAATCTCTATGAGTTGCAAATACAAATCTACAGGATATATCTCTCTCTTTTGTATCACCAAGAGGAAGAATCTTCTTTTCTTGAATAGCTCTCAGAAGCTTAGCTTGTAGAGTTAAGGGCAATTCACCAATTTCATCAAGGAAGAGAATACCGTCTCTTGCGGCTACACATAACCCTGCCTTATCCTGTTCGGCGCCCGTAAATGAACCTTTCTTGTGTCCGAATAGCAATGAATCTATTAGAGTATCAGGTAATCCTGCACAATTAATTGGGACAAAGTTTCCTTCTCTTGGACCTAGAAGAGCATGTGCTATCAATTCTTTTCCAGAACCAGTTGGACCTGTAATTAGAACTTCGTCATCTACTTTGGCAAGCTTCCTAACATCATCCTTCATTGCTATTGATGCAGAATCTACAGTAACAAACTTATGAAGCCAGAACTCTGTAGAGTTAAGCTTATCTACAATCTTGCCATCTCGAATTTCTATTTGGAGATTATACTTCTCTATCTGTGCTATTGCAACATCAGGTAAATCATTGTCTAGATATCCCTGAATTAGATGAAGTATGTTTGGTGGTGCTGTAGGATGATTGCCGTTGCTCATGGTATTAATCCTGCTTCTTTCATCATTTGCTTGAGTTTTTGTTGTTTCTTGACTTGTTCACCATTAAACTGTTCCCAAGATTCGCGGAACCATAATCGCTTTGAGCCATCTGTCAATTCTGGTAAAATAATATTTGTTCCAGGATATATGGTATCCTTATCAGCTTCAAGAACATAATTCTCTTTTAGCCATGATACAGAAGGTAATCCATCTCCCTCTATTATAGTTGTTTGAAGCACAGAGAGTTGAACATAATGTTCTTGACCCTGTAAAAGAGCATCAATATAATGTTGGAGTGGAATCATTTAGAGAATGGTGGCTTTTTGAATTTACCCCAACGATATCCATCATAAAATCCCATAGCATAAGCACATGCCATAAGAAGAATTACAGGTGGTATTATTAGTAGAGTTATCATTTAATCCTCATCTTCTTCATCTTCTCCAGTCCATGTATCTGCTGTCTCATCTGAACCATTCTGAGGTTCTGATTCTCCAGTTTCTTCCTTACCTTTAATTAGCTTCGCTTCGATTTCTTCTTCTGACATTCCTTTTCTACCAATGATGAGGTCTTCCCACGATTCTTTGTTACGGACAACTTTAGAGAGACAGTGCAATTTAACTCCAACAACTCTAGCTTGTCTTTCTTCAACTGTTCCTCTATAAAATTCCATAGTTTGATTCGTATCCGAGAGTGATGTAAGCCTAGGGCATCTTCCAACTCCTTGAACCAATTCGATTGCGGACCATGTAGGCGTAACAACAACTCTTCTTGGCCGTGTAGGGATATTCGGTATATCTTCTTCATATGCGTATCCTGATTCTCTATGTCTGACTTTCTCTTTTGTTAGGTCATCCGTATGATGTAGTGAAAGTCCTACTCCACCAGCACGGAAAGTATACATGCAATATAGAGCTTTACCACTCTGGAATCTATCAATCTCTTTCTGTCGCTCTTTAAAGCTCTGATTACCTAACCTATATTCTTTAGGCCAAGCAGCAACTTCAGCTTCCTCTACTTCATCTAAATCTAAATCCTCGAATGTTAAACCAGTTGCAGCCATTTGCTCAAGGAACTCAGGTGAATTGAGGATTGACCGCTTGATTTTCTGTTTCTTTGTTGCCACAGGTGCTCCACCCCAGATAAGAGCAATATCATCGCGTTTAACTCCGTAATCCTTGATGAGAATTTCAACAACCTTACATATTGTAAGCTTAAATCTAACAGCAGCGACAGAGGCAAATCCTTCTTGGACTCCATGATACATATCTCTAGCAATCTTATGCACTCTATCGTAATTTGTTTCTGCTGCCTTGAGAAATACTTGAAGTTGGGCGAGGATATTGAAAGCAGCTTGTGAACTCGACATAGATTCATCTCCCTCAAGCTTAGCCTTCTCTTTTTGGAATTCTTCCCATGCATTTTCATATTCAGTTCTACCTCTATCTGTCTCAAAGTTCATTATCTTGATATGATTATATGGCTTGAATTGTGTCTTAATACCTTTGACACGATGTATATATTCAGCCATATAAGCCATGAGTCTATTCATAGCTCCGGGAGAATAATTCTCTGGCTTAGTTTCTAATCTACCGTAATCACTAGCAATATTCTTAGCAAAATCATTCCAATGTTCATTACACATTGGTGCATCTTTATTGAGTCCGAAAGTATATGGTATCTTAGATGCAACTACAAAGCATTTGGCCTCAGACACTCTAACAAACGGTGTTGCAGATTCAAATAATTGATAGGTGCTATCTGATTCTATATCGTTGTATGCCTGTGCTATAGATGATTGTTGGGACCAATGATTCTTTAATGCCTGACACTCATCCCATATAATAGCTATAGGGAATACGTGTGGCCGCCAAACCCATTTACACGATTCTACACCATCCTCAACTGTTATCTCTTCCTTAACGAATCTTTTACCGAATTGAGAACGAAGTTGGTCAATATTGATTACTAGAACTTCATTCTCAGTTAATCCGAAATACTTCTTTAGGACACGCTGAGTTTGTTCAACAACTGAAGCTTTAGTAACATATACATATGGCCAAGGTGTAAGTGTTCTTCCCTCATGAAATTTAGAATGATATAGTCTAGCTAGCAAAGCACCAACTATAAATGTTTTACCAGAACCAGTTGCAGCAATAAGCAAATCTGCTCTATGATTATGCTTTCTAATATTCTCAAGCAATACACAGCAAGCTCTCTTTTGAAACCAATACAGGAAACTTTTGTCTAGAGGACACGGTTCTAAATTCCATTTTCGGACTTCCTCATCTTGTTTCGGGGGAAAATCTCCTAATTCGGAAGCTGGAACTGGAAGTAAATCTAATGCTTTAACTACCTCATTGAAATCTGGAGTATCAGGAAGAATTAATGGTGGATTATGCTGTAACCAAATATAGGTTTCTGATTCTATTCGCCTATCATCTAGAAAATCCTTAACATCTTGATATGTTAGTTCTGTATTGAGGTGAGATTGAGTGCAACCATCTATTAGATACCATTCATAGAGATTATATAAATCTTGGAATGTCTTTAAGTTTCCCCAAGACCAAGCACCCTTGACTTTATTCTCCAGATATCTTATCTGGTCACGAAGTCGCTTGTCTTGCTTCTCTTGTGGACTTAGTTGTGGTTTTGCCATTTATTTCCCTTTCTATTTTAGATTGATAACTAAGTAAAGTAGCGAATCTTTCTTTAGTCCAGAAGTTATCTTCTTCTAGTGCACAATCTACAGCATGCCCTAGTGCTTGTTGTATTACAATTAGGTCTTTATTTGGTATGTTCAGTCGCATATTGTTTTAACCTTCGTTTATTTGCTCTATTTGGTTTTCATGATTTAAATGGTATTAGTTTATGGTGAATCATTGCTTTATATCTATTTAAATCTGATTGAAGAACTAAAATTTTCTCATTATCTACTCTGCATCTTTCAACATACTCTTCTACATCTTCTGGTCTGATTGCAAGAACAGTAGTAAAATGGTCACAATCAGGTTCATCAGGAATACGAAGATACATTCCATTTTTTTCTGTTTTACCATCCCACTCTACAATTTTATGTAGAGTTCCTTCATATGTCATTAGTGCGATTTTCATTTAATCTCCCATATCTAATTTCGCTGCAACTTCAAGTTTATCTACAATCTCCTGTCGCTTAGATTTCGCTATTCTAGAAGCTAATCCGCGGAGCACTTCTCTATCTTCTATACCATACTTCTTAGCAAGAGAACGCATTAACAATTCTGTATTCTCTGCTTGTAGATTCCATTCCTTTCTTTGCTGCATTTGTTTGGCTTTGTCTAATTGCATCTTTAGATGATATGTTTTCCATTCTTTGATATACCAAACATGAGGATATTCGAACTTTGAATTATCCTCCATTGATTCAAATTGAACATGGCAAAGAGTTTCATCCTTATCTATCTCAGAGATAAGAAGTGCATCTTCCATATCTACTGGACCCCATTCTCTAGTTCTAATTACATACCAGAGATACTTTGAAAGTGGACGAGTGATTTTCTTTTCAATCATAATTTTTTACCATAGTCATAGAAGTCTATATACCAATCTCCGATACAGAAATTTTTAGGTGGATTAGGATATGATGCAATAATCATGTTGAACATATTCTGCACTTCATCGATAGTTGATATGCTTTCTACCACCTTCTTCTGTTTAAAGAATGATAGTAAAGCAGCATTAGTTGCTCCGCGAGGATTGTCTCCTATTCCGATAAACACTAAGGCAGGTGCTTTAGAGTTTCTGAATCTGAGGTAAATCATTGAGTTCCCTCTGACAGCAAGAATCGTGCCAACTTAATGTTATACTAGGTTATATATGGTTCTCAAATTTGCAATATGGAAAAAAGAAAACTCCCTGGTAAGAATCTTTCACCTACCAGAGAGTTTCTTGGATTAGTTCTATTGGAGAACCTTGAAAGAACCAATAGAGACTAATTAAGCTGTAGCATTCTCAGTCTCTTCATCCGTCTTGCGACGCTTAGAAGAGATAGCAATCTGCAACCTCTTGATTTCGTCTGCGTATTCCTTGAACATCTTCTGGAAATCTGGAGATTCCATATCCAGAGCTGTGATTTGATTCGTGAGTTCTTCGATTTCTTCCTTGAGCTTGGGAATAGATTCTCCACGAGCAGAGAATTCTTTTGCAAGAGTATCGAATACCTCAAGCAATTTCTGGTTATCAACCTTACCATCTTCTCCCTTAGCCTGTGATTCAGCTTCCTCCATCCATCCCTGTGCTAATCCCTTAACAAAGGCATGAAGTTTAGATGCTGCAACATCAGCACCCATCCAACCTACGAGAGTATCAAGAGTTTCTTTTGTGGTTTTCTCTGGAGCAAGATAAGGCCAACCTTTTGATTTGCCCTTCATTACTTCAGTATCCACAAACTTCAAAGCAACTTCATTGCGTGTTACTTCGATAGAAGGAATCTTTTCTCGTTTCTTTGGAGTTGCTCCTGGATTTCCAGCGTGTTGTGTTTGAGTTTCTGCCATATACTTACTTTGCTTTCTTTTGTTTGGTTTGTTTGTTTACTTACTTCTGAACCCTAACTCTACATTGAATTACGAGTTCAAAATTCTTTAGTTCAGTTGGGGATATAGCATTTACTGTGCCAACTCATTAGGAAACTGTATTTGGAATCCCTTCTCAAAGTTGAGAACTTCTCTAACTGATGATAGGTCAAAGGTAGCATGATTTGCATTACAGATAAGAGCTATCTCTCTTATAGCATCTTGCTTATGCTCAGCATCCACTGTTAGTGTAAATTCTTGACCGTCTGTTATAGCACAACATTCAACTTGGAATTTCATTTGTTAGTCATTTGAGGTTCTAAAGTTTCTTGGAACATAATCACCATCACCTTGAACTAAAACACATGCAGGAATAGATGGAGCCGTTTCTATTGTTAACACTTCACACCAATCTGATGGGTCTGCTCCATCTAAAGCTACCAATTTAAATTCTGGTGGAAAAGTTTTAAGTTTTTCTATTGCTTCGGCTATATTCATTTTATGAAGGAGATTGCAAATGTATCTTCAGATTCAAGGTCTACAACAGTGTTCATTACAGATGTGTTATCCGTAATTTGCATTGTCCAATTCTCTGGGTCAATTCTGATTTCTGTCTTATGCTTGAGTGTTTTCTCAAGTAGAAGTGTGCCTTCAGAATCGTGTATTAGGAGTTTCATTATTTATCCTTCAAGTATTTTCGAATTTCAGATTGAATAGAGTTAAAGTATTCTGCCGATTCTCTTCTACAGAACTCTATTGCTCTATTTGCTATTGCTGTTTCTCCTCTTCTGAATTCTGAGGTTTTAATTCCAGCACACTTAAGCCTGTATCCAACTTGCGATACGGATTTGCCAGTGGCTTTAGCAATAGTTTTCCAAGGAAAGCCAAAGAACTTTGCCATTAGAAGAACTTGAATATCCTGTCTATCAGCCTTCTCGTTTATGAATGGTGCTACTGTTGATTTGTCATTTTGCATGTTTAATCATCTTTTTGTAATCTTCCCAGTAATCTGGGAAAGCTTTCTTAATTCTCTCGAAGTTTGTTTCGTCAGCATAAATACAAGTTTCAGCTAAAGATTTAATAAAGCTTCCACCATATTTACGCATTGCATTGATTACTTTAACATCTTCATCATGTTCTTCTGGTGTTCTCATCTCTGTGCCTCTATCATTTCTAATGCTGCTTGGATAACATCAAGATTTGTCCCGCAGCATGGACAATACTTGAGCTTTCGCATTGTTGCGATTGTGAACTTCGATAGTGTAGACTGTTTCGCGGGAACAAATTTAGGTTTGTGGAACAACTTCATTGCTTGTGACCAGTATCTCCATGTAGTTGAACTAGTCAACTTGATTGGAATCTCTTTTGGATGAAATACATTAGCAAATGCATCTCTCACTATATTTGTTCTAGCATCTCCTCTATTCTTCATTCGATAGATTGCATCTAGAACTGCTGCTTGTTGCTCTTTAGTTACTTTTCTGTGGCCCATCTGATTGTTTCCTTTCATCATTGAGTTTTAGGTTTTGTATTCTGCAAGCTCTTAGCCTGCAAATTCCATCTACATTAATCCAAACTGTCTTACTATCATGACTAATTTGGATTTCAACTATCTTTGGGCTAGTAATATCTAGCATTGTGAGATTTTCAACTTTCATCTTTCTTATCCTCCAATGATTTTATCATGCAGTTGCCAAGTGCCTCCGCCATTCTTTTTGCATCATCCGCCAATTGTTGTGCTGCATCACTAGCCGACTTAACAATGTGCGGGGCCAACAATCTCATGATTTCAGTAGATATCTTCTCATCTAGAGATATCCTGAATTCTTTAGCACTTCCGTGTTTTGCTTTAAGGTATGCACTAGCTTGCCAAGGTGCATCATCTTTCCACGATGATTCTCTATTGATTGTTAGGGATTGAATTGTTAGCTTCTCTAACTCCTGTGGTGTCTCTATCGTTTCACTCATTTGTTTGGTTCTTTCTTTTGTTTTTGTCTGTTTTCCTTTAATGCTATATCGGCATTAGGGGAAATTCCGAAAATTGGGTCATCATATTTGACTGTTACACATGCAAGTCTAAGATTCTCTACTCTTCCTAGAGATGCACTTTTAATTTCTTCGAGATTGTAGCAGAATGCATCATCGTAGATATTCATATGTAGATATACCAATTGAATCCGAACTTAGTCCTGCAAAGCATATCTCCAGCCCTAATCCATGTTACATCGTAGTTTATGCATGTGTAATGTCTACAATCTTGTTCAGACCATGTAGATGGAAATATGAGATAGGCTCTGATTAGGTTGTGTATAGGATAGATTTTATTGTCTTTCTTTCCAATTGTGTATTGATTCATAAAGTTGCATCATTTCGGAGAATGATAATCTGATAGAACGATGATTGCAGAATTCCTCAATAGAGATTTCCCAATGGTCCTCTGGATGGTCATCATCGTCAATGTTTGCTTTGTTTAGCAGGTTAATTGATACATTGCCGTTCATAAAGTTATCTTGTATTTTCCAGGTTTATCCATGGTGAATTAATAGATGTAAATGGATATTTGAGCCTCATTTTATGAAATGCTTGTTTTTCGTTTTTTGCTTTGCATTCATCCCAAACTGTTTTACCGTTAAGGAAATGAATAGTGAATATGTAGAGTTTCATATGAATGGTGAAGGTTAAGCTCGCCTTCGGCTCGTAGGTTAATCCCTTTCATCTTCTAATAGGTTTGCTTCATCTAATTCTGGTAGTTTACGTCTAATCTCTGCTAATTCTTCAGGTTTAATTCCGTATGCAGATTTGAGTATTCGCAATTCAACAATCATTCCTTCAGCATCCCATTTGAGATGTGTCCATAATTCATTCTTGTCATCTTGAGATATATCAGCAGGAAGAGATTGTATGTAATCATTCATGAATTTGAATGATACTTCACGCATAACAGCATGACGCTTGAAGTTACTCCATCCAAACTCTTTAGACTCTTTCCAAAAATGGTTTATAGATTCCTGACACACAATCAAGTGTTTCAGTATCTCGCGGGCATACTGTTCAATATCAGCCATAGATTAATCATCTCCTAGAAGCTTATCAAGTTCATGTGATGCAGCTTGAGATTTATTTAAATCAACAGTTGTTGATAGTTCAATTTTATTTCCATGACGTTCATCATACATTATTACATTGTATAGGTCCGATGCTGAAAATATGATTGGAGTGTCAGTTCGGAGTAAAAAATCAAATGGAATTATGGTTGCTGTAACTGTAGATTTGAAGTCAATTTTTTCCTTCTCGTCTAAATGAAATATTCCTATTCCATGATGATATTCTGCTGAATTTTTAAATCTTTTAAATAGAACTTCACAGATAATAAATCGTTTACGCATATTTAGTGAGAATTTGAATGTTTACAATGTCATAGCCTGGTCCAGTTGGAGTATAAATTGTTAAAGCATATCCGACTTCTTCCCGTTCATCAAATTCTTTTGGCCGATACCATTTATAGTTTGAAGGTTCATAATACAACAGTTCAGCTCTGTATTCGGATGCTGTTGCATATACAACACGGCAGATATGAGCTTTTGCTCTATCTGGATTATTATACCATTTTTGAATGAGTTCTTGTTTGTTTGTTGTTGTCATTTAGAGTTTATGTGCTTTTAATGGTTTATGAGTGCTTGATGCAAAAACTTTTTTAGGTTTTTCAAACAGTGTAGAGTTTAATAGATGTCTACCCTCTAATGCTCTTCGATTTTTAATATAAAGTCTATATAATCGACTATAACAATTAGAATGATTGGAGGCATAATTACGTTTAAATTTTGCTTGAAGCTTATTCGCCTCTTTTTCAGTATCACATTCGATGATATAGCGTGATGGACCAATTTCTAATATAAGTCGATATATTCTCATATAATTCTATTATAACTAGAGTATAATGGTTTACTCAATTTAAATCGGTTTTAAGTGGGTTTTGATTTATGTTATATGAAGGCTGTCTACCACCAAATTCTGCTAGCATAAAATATGCCAAAATAAGCGATTTTAAAGTATGGCATAACTTTGCATGGTTGAGGTAAATATAACCACAAGTATAACACCTTTCTCAAGCTTGAGAATATTGAGTATACTCTATTGCAAGACTGAGAAGATGGTTAAATTTGTATGGATTTATGTATGTTAGTGGATGTTTTAATTGAGTTTAATGGAAAGATATATATTGAGGATATAACTGTATATAGGTGTCGTTATATATATAATGATATATAACCCCTAAACCCTCCACTATCTCTCTATATATAATCTATATATAACTCTTAGGCTGAAACAATCAGAATTTACAAGTAGCGAAAAAGCAAGCAATGTTATATATGGTTATATACGTTATATATCGATATACTGAGTTATATCATATTATATAAAGTTCCCGTAATTCTCTTCCAATCGCTAGCTCTATTCATTAAGATGAGCTTTTCGTTGTTTAACGCTGGAGATATAACCGGGATGGAGATTTCCATTTAAACCAAACGTGAATGCTAACTCAAACTTGGTTCACTTTACCTACCCATCACCTAAGTATTTCATAGGCTGATATGGTTCTGCAATTAATGAATAACCTACTTTAGCTTAAAGAAGCTGTTTTGATTATAGCAGATGTTCTCATAGCATTTATTAATATGCTAGACTGTTAGCACAGCCCTAACTCTCCTTCTAACTGGTCTGAGTGGTGGAAGCTTCTTTAGCTAACTTCTCCTGCTGTCCAATCTCTCCAAGGATATATTGCTTGGTAAGATTGAGTTGCATGATTTGAGCTTGGATTGATTTCTCCCGGTCGAAGTTGGGAGTATTCTTCGCAAACAAGTCCCGCAAACGCTTTTCAGCAGCGTTAATCATTAAGTCAACTCCAAGTAGTTGCTCCTTAAGGACCAGCTTGTTCTCACCGATGATAGTGACTCGCTCCACAATCTCAGCTTGTCGTGCAATGTGGAAGAACGCCCTGCGTGAACTGATGACGTTCAAACTGTTCACTTGCTTGAGTTGCTCTGTCAGATAGTTGTCCACGGCATTCTCAACCTTGTTGAATATGTCTCTGGGCAACTTCTCAGACTTGCCATAGACCGCTGCGAAGTGCATCCTGAAATCGCCACAAACATGTGTTATCAGCTTGTTACGATTCAGAGTTAGTCTTTCGCGTGTAGTGCCTTTGGCCGATTTGGTTGCTTGACGTTTAACGCTCAGGTCGAAGTCATAATCTTCCTCACCTGTAGGACTAATTGCTAAGTCCGTTGCATTTTGAGTGATAGCTTTGCTCATATGTATTTGACTGTTATTTGGTTTACTAGCTAGTGCTAGGAATCACATAATCCCCAGCTTGGACAACTCAGGACTTATCCCAAGTATCATAGGGGCCTGAGCCGTCGCCGATATATATCGGGAGCGTAGCCGAAGTGGAGACCAGTGTTAGAAGGATACAATCTATGTCTGGTAGTTTTGCTTTGCCCAAGCTAGGGACTATGCTAACAGTCTAGCATACTTTTGTGATGGTGTTACCTCACTTTCAGGTATATCGTTTCATTCCCTGCTTGACTAATGAGCCAGCGGATTTACTGTTACCCTATGACCTTGTTTTGTATACCGCCCTACCCGGACTTAGCGGTTAGTGTTCAGAGAAACACATTAATTCCACTGTTAGAGGCGAAAGTGCCTCAGCAGGACCAGCAGGAATGCTGCTCAACTGCAAGAGTAATTAAGCAATCCCTATGCCAACTATTAGTAGTGCCTCACAGTTTGAGGTTATACCACATATGGTATACCTTCTACTGTGATGTATCCGTTCTATACACCAAAAAGCAACATCATGGCTAGGAATCTACAGTAAAGTGACGTTGCTTGACGTATCATTAGTTAATAGTCGAGTAGGGGGGTAGTGACCAGATAAAAAGTCGTCAGCCTTCGGCTGGTATACTCATAAAATTTCCCCCTAAATATCACTACCCAAATCATTCCCAATATATACCATATCTAACTCTATATAACCCTCTATCGCATCTTTGAGTAGTTTGGCACGATAGTTGCTTCCTTCTCAAGTCTGAGATATGTCGAAAGCATTTCTAGATATTAATAGTGAAGGTAGGATACGAATCAAGCGTTCTCCTGGAATGATTATATCTAAGGAATGGCTTGAGAAAATAGAAGAAATACGTGAAGATATAGAGAAAACATATGTGCTACCTCAGACTACATCGACTAATTCGAATAGGGATAAGAAGGTTTAATCTTCCCTATCAGGTAATCTGGAATCAGATTTACCGGAATGCTTTGCCCCTCATAACGAGGAATAAGATTCCTTGGCATCTTCGAGATGAGGAACTTAGTATATATTTGCAAAACAATGGTGTCTTTAAGAATGCATAGATAACATGACCGCCGGCTCTCAACAAATTATCACAGCCTATGAAGAACTTGGTATGTCTGCTGAACAAATAGCAGATGACCAAGATTTGGATATAGCAGCAGTTAAAGCTGTGTTAATGCAATTCTCAAGAGATTTTAGAGTTGCCGCCGGACAGTCTCCTAAAGAGATAGGGTTCAACGATGAGCAAGAACAAGCTGTAATCGATGTGATATCGAATATAGCCCGAGGTTACACTGAAGCTGACGAGCGCACACAACTTAGAGCAGCAATGTTTCTTAGGAATGATAGACGAGGTAGACTTGATATTGGGAAACAATTGACTGGACTCAACATCAATGTTATCTCCTTCAATGAGCAAATGCGAAAAGCAATTGAAGCAAAGAATCGTTCTAAATCTCAGGTTGTGGATATACCTGCCGAGGTTAAGGAACTTATTAGCAAATAATTTCACTCATAACCAATATACCTTGAAGTAGTTAAAGCTAAACACAATGACTGCTAATTGTTCGTCCGAGTCAAATCCCCCAAATGGTATATTCGCATACATCCTGTCTGATGTTAGTGGCTAGTTATGAGTGAAATTCTTGTATCCAATTTCTCTGAAGATGCCTTAAAGGAGGTATCTCGTTCGGTTTCTACTAATGGGTTTGCATCAGCATCTTCAGAGAGAATTTCATATCCTGGTGATTATGTTGATAATGATGGGCCATTAAAGGGAAATGAGTATCAAACTCTAGAGTTTCCTGACCCCGCCCTATTTCTTGCGTTCTATGATAAGGCAATAGCAAATGGAACAGTAACTCTTCACAAATGGCAAACGGAATTCCATGAAGAGTGTGCGGGATATAAATTTCCAGATGGTAATCCACCTTCATCTCAGCATCCTCTTAGATATGCTTTGCTAACCTGCAATGGTTCTGGTAAAGATGCATTCATAATTGCAGGTTGGGCTGTATGGTTTTGTGCTTCGAAGATACGCTCTAGAGTAATCATTACCTCTGCTTCTGGAGTTCAATTAACAGGTCAAACTGAAAACTATATTGCATCTCTAGCTAGAAAAGTAAATGATTTTCATGGTTGTGAAATCTTCCGTATAAGACAGCGATTCATCAAATGTATGCTCTCTGGTTCAGAGATACGTTTGTTTGCTACAGATGAAGCTGGTAAAGCTGAAGGTTATCATCCTCTTGAACCTAATGCTGAAATGACAATTATTGTCAATGAAGCTAAATCTGTAGTTCCTGAAATCCATGGTGCTTTGCGTAGGTGCACTGGATATAATTACTGGTTTGAGATATCATCTGCTGGAGAACCTTCTGGAGACTTCTATAAGGCATACTGTAATTGGAAACATACTCGTAGAGTAACATCATATGATTGTCCACATATTTCCAAAGATGAAATTGAGCAAGCTAAAGTGGACCTTGGAGAAAGCTCTGCTCTCTATCGTTCTATATATCTCGCTCTCTTCACTTCCCTGTCGGGTGAAACAGTTATTCCTCAAGCACTCATTGATAGTTTACTTTCGTTATTTAAACTTAATCCGCCCGAACATTTAAAGTTAAAAGAGGATAGAGTTGGTATTGACTTAGCTGCTGGCGGTGATGAAAATACAATCTTCATTTGCAATGGCAATAAATGCCTTAAAGAAATAGCGTTTCGGGAAGTAGATACAGAAATTACAGCAGAGAGAATAGACAAGGAGCTTAAAGGTTATGGCATACCTAAAACCCATAAGTATATTTATGCTGATGATGGTGGAGTTGGTAGAGCTATTATTGATAAACTTGTGCGTTTGGGTTGGTCTATTAATCGTGTTCTTAACCAGACCCCTGCAATTTCTAAGAAGCTTTATGGTAATAAAGGAGCAGAAAACTGGTATCGTTTTTCCAGAATACTGGAAGAGAGATTCTTTGACGTTACCACTATATCTGCTCTATGTCAAGAGCAACTCTACACTAGGCATTACAAGAAGTCTACTATGTCTGGTAGATTATTTCTTGAGTCTAAGAAGGAAGCTAAGGCAGAGGGTAGACCTTCACCTGATAGAGCTGATGGATTAATTCTAGCCTACACTGGATTAACCATAGACGATTTCCTTTCTCTAGATAAACCTGAGAAGAAAGATGCTAGACCTAAAGAAAGATTTGATACAATGAATTCTGCATATGAGCATTATGAGAATGATGTTGTATATGCTAACTATGACCCAGACAAAACCAAATCATCCAGCAAAGTTAGAATTAGAGGGTCACTATCTGTTGCTGTGAGACATTAGAGAGGAAATATGTATATTGGTGTAATATTCTGGATAATCATGCTAGTTGGATTAGTGTTTGGACTCTATACAAATAGAGGTCCGGGAAAGATGGGAACATGGGTTGGAGATAATATTGTTTTCTGGATACTTCTAGCTTTACTTGGATGGAAAGTATTTGGACCAGCAGTTCATGGATAATCTTATGCCTATTTATTATAATAAGCCCTTAAGAATTCAATTTCTATGTAACTGGCTTAATTGGGGATTCCATTGCCCTTGGTTTATTAGAATTTCATTTCTTAATAAATGGCCATTTGCATGGTCACATATTCAAATAGGTAGATATGTTTTATTCTGGGAAAGAGGTCAATTTTGGAAAACAAAACATTTAGAAATCCACCCATAAATTTATGAATATATCTGCACCTACACCAGTTAATCCTTCTAAACCTTACGAATATGGTTCAATCTCTAATTGTCCTGAAGAAGTTCAGGAGTATTGTGAAAAGATACACGATTCACTAACCATTGAACAATTAAG